AACTTGCGCCGGGTCACGCTGGCATCTGCGCCAGGTGGGCTGGTCCGTTCCATGACTCTCCCTACCCCTCTATCATACCATACTAGAGGTGAAATGTCCAGTATTTCAGGGTCGTTACGGGTGGAACGCGGCCGTGAGTAGCGTGCCCACGAAGCCCGCGAGCATCCCGCAGGCCGACCACCCGCCGATCAGGAACATGTCGAACGCCTCGATGCACCTGAAGCCCTCGATGAACCCCTTCACGACGCGCTCTTGGGGACGATGACGGCGAGGGACCGGGCGATGCGCTCGACCTCATCCAGCGCCTCACCCCAGTCCTTCCCCTTGTCCTGGAGGCTCTGCGCCGTCGCGAGCAGGGTGCGAGCGCGGTGGTCCATCGACACCTCGTGGTGAGACAGGATCGCTGAGCCACCTGTCTCGATGACCGGCTCATCGTCCGCGTCCATCTGCCGCAGGACCTCGATCTCCACACCCATGCGGTGCAGCACGCGACCGACGATGCACTCCGGCACGGCGCTGGCGACGTACTTGCACCCCGACGTGGCGCCAGCGTTCACGTCCACGTGGTCTCGCCCCGCGTCCTCGACTACCTCACGCAGCGCAGCCAGCGCCTCCTGCGGCTTGATGTGCAACGTCACTGCACCTCTCCCTTGTTCTGGTCGTACCACTCGTCGGAGATGGTCATCTTCTCCATGACGTGCACCCACGCCGTGTTCCCCCACGGGATGCGCTGCTCCACGGCCACGGCAGGCAGCGCCCCCGTGTCCGGGTCACCCTCCAGCACCGACCGATAGGCGGAGGTCGTCTGCTCCTTGTCGATGCCGTAGCGCTGGTCAAGCTCCGCCAGCCCCACGTCCTCCGCCGTGGCCTCCTCCACCGTGGCGAGGAGGTGTTCGATCGTGTACGCCACCTCGCTCATGAACGACTCCAGCGCGGCGTCCATGCTCCCGTAGAAGTGCGTCTCCTCCGGGTCCACAGCGTTGCCTGCGGTCGTTGCACTGACTACCCAGATTTCCCTGCTCATCGGTCCTCCAACGTGTAGACGGCGTTCATGCGGTGGCCGTGCAGCGGAGCCCCACCCTGGCTCCACAGCAGGCCACACTTCGGGCACTGCCGAGTGATGACACCCTGCCTGGCGTTCACCAGCAGGTCACTGGCGTCGTACGGGCACAGCCACACCTCCGTTGGCTTCTTCTTCGGCATGCCCCTACCCCTCCCCTCGCGGTCGGTTGATGACGCGAACCTCCATGACCACGCCGTCCACCGCCGACTCCACGACCGGCTCGATGCGGTTGGGGTCCCCGCCTGCAAGCCTCATGGCCTGGGCGAGTACGTCCGCCTGCACTTTGAGACTTTCCAGGTCAGTGGTCCGACGCCTGGCTGGCTTGCGGATCTTGACCCGCTTGGACCCGTCAACGGCGGTGCTGACACGGATGACTGCGTTACTACGAATGTCCACGGCGTTGCCTCTCCTAGAAAACTGGTTTTCCGACAGTCACTCGTACTCGCGGACCTGCCAGGCCGGGATGTCCAGGCTGCGCCACAGTTCCAGGATGCTGGGCTTGTCGTCCATCGCCAGGAGCACGTTGTAGTAGGGCTTGATGTGCTCGTCGTAGATCTCCCGCTTGACCACGTGGTCCGGGCGGGTGTCCTTGTCCTTGCGCATGAGCAGGTGGACGCTCGGACCCATGCCCCAGCCCGCCTTCTCCAGCAGCCAGCGCGTCGTCTCCTTGCGTCCCACCTCCATGCGCCCAGAGGTGAACAGCACGTGGTCCACGACACCCTCCGACCAGAGGGTGCTGGCCACGTGGTTGACCATCTCGTTCACGGAGTCCTCGAAGACTCGCTTCTCGAACCCTGGCCCGTACCACGGACGCTTCGTCACGTTCAGGGAAATGGTGTTGTCCATGTCCACGATGAGTGCGGTCTCCATGTGTTCCTCTCTCCGGTACTCGTCCACCACCATGTCGGCGGCGATGTCTGCGCTGATGGCGTGGCCAATGTGCTCACCGGTCTTGCCTGGCCTCTCGATGACGGCCCCCCACATGGGCTTGCCGCCCCCAGATGTCCGGGGGTACACGAAGCCGATGACCTCACCCCGGAGCATGACGTCGATCCAGCGTGAAGCTGATTCTCTGGTGATCCTCATGTCGTCCTCCCCTTGATTCCGTCGAACAGGTGGCACAGGTCCCGCAGGTGGTTCGGCTCGAACAGCACGGCGATGACGCGGAAGCCGTTGTCCGTGTAGTACCCGAACTCGCTCCTCCCCCTCGGCCCCGTGTGTCGCACCGACCACGCGTCCGTCTGCTCCGGAGTGACGCCGCTGTCGTGCGCGACATCCTTCAGGTCAGACAGCGCGCCCTCCCACTGACTCCTGTTGAAGTTCCCCATGCAACCTCCCTAGAAAACATGTTTTCCACCGTGCCGATGAGCACGGCACCATCCCCCACCCGTAGGTGGGGGTGATGCCCTACCAACCGCCTCCGATGCGCCGCACCTGATGCCGTTGCCTGTCGCAGAACGTGCGCCACGGTGACGCCTCCAGGCTGGACACGTAGTCGTCCGACCACGTGTCCCACTGCTCAGCCGTGAGCCGACCCTGCTCCCGACGCCTACGCATCAGGTGCCACACGTAGGCCAGCCGCTTCTTGCGCTTCTTCTCCAGCGCGTAGAGCCGGTTCTGCTCCAGCGCTCGCTCCAGCGCGTGCTGTCCTGTGTCTACCGTCACTTGCGATCCCCCCTAGATGAACAGCAGGAGGGCTTCGCCGATCAGCGAGCCACTGAAGAACATCAACGCTCCCCGGAACAGCACGCCGCCGACCGTCCGCTGCAACCACTGCACGCTGACCACATCGGCATAGTCCAGCGGCCCACCCTGGGGCCTCTGCGTGACCATGCCCAGGAAGATCTCCTGTAGCAACCTCATGACTCGTCGCCCGTCAGTTCGCCATGGACCAGATGCCTGCCGAGCCACACCGCCTCCCCTCGCAGGAGTTGCTGCACGATCTCGTTGCGCTGCGGGATCGTGACCTCCGCACCGATGCACTGCACGGCCATCACCAGCGCCACGTTCCATGACGCACCCTTGTGCTGACACGGAGTCAACTTCTTCAGGTGCGTCACGGTCGGAATGGTCTTGCTCACGTAGTACTCCTTGCTGCCGAGAGGATCCGCTTCGTCGGACCCTCGTTCATCGTTGACGTGATCCTCGCCAGGCGTACGTCCAACTCCTCAGGTGAGGTGTCCTCGTACGCGTAGTCATGCATCGCCTCGCACGCTGCCTCGATGGCGTCCCAGTCGCTCATCTGTCCGCCTCCGGGACAGCGCGTGCCTCCAGGTCCACCGCGATCTCAGCCGCAGCCGGGGCGTCGATGATGCCGTGTTCGTAGGCACGCCACGCCACGGCCTTGCCCTCCTCCGCCTCGCTGCGAGAGATGATGATTCCGTTCATGGGTTACTCCTTGTCTCAGTGATCCGTGCCGTTCCCCCTCCCCTACCGACATGCGGTAGGGCAGAGCCAGCGTCACGAAAGCACGTACACCCGGTCACGTGGGGCAGTGGCCAGGAACCCGCTCAGCGTGGCCATGAACCCGCTAGGCAGTGGCTCCACCAGCCACGCCTGGCCGTACCGGTACCCCGTGTGCGGGCATGCATCGGCGGTCAGGTAGTGCCCGCGCATCTTCGTCTCCTGATGCGCACACCCCGCCTGCATGTCGTTCAAGTTCCAGCGACCCACGAACTCCGCTAGCTCTCGCAGTCCATCGCGAGTCAGGCCACCCGCTGGTTGCCCGTAGCGTGCCGTCGTGGCCAGCACCTCAGTGGCTGGCCGCACGTCCAGCGCATCGTGGCCATCCGGTCGCCACACTGTCGCGAGGATGTGGAAGTTCAGCGGCCGCTCCGCCTGCTCATGGTGGATCGTCTCGTACAGCGCCCTACGTTCCAGCCGCTCCACTCGGATGTCGATACTCACGGGCAGGTGACGCCGCGTGTTGTACAACTGCCCTGGGATCCTGCCGACCGGGATGCGGTCCGCGTTCATCACGATCGTTCCGTTGCGACCGTCGAACGTCTTGGTCTCCATGACCCTCCTTCTCTCTGAAGTCCTAGCAACACGCCTTGCAGCAGTTCACGCACAGCCATGCACCGCTGGTGTCGGTGCCGTAGTTCGGGCACCGCTCCGTGTCACGGTTGGTGTTCGTGCACTGGTAGCACATGGGCCAGTAGCCCCACTCATTGATGCTGTTGCCCTCGGTCCACAGGTCACCAGCGCGCACGAACTGCGCGCCGATCACCACGTCACCATCGATGGACTCGCCCTCACGCTTGGCGTAGGCGATGGACGTGGACACCCAGTCACCCAGGTTGAATCGCCCCCTGGCGCTTGACGGCATGGCCCGGCAGATGAATATCTGGGCGTTCGGGTTTCCCTTGGCACCCAAGACAGCGCTGATGCTCGGACCGTCTATCCGACGCTCATTCCGGTACAACTGCGGACGTGTGTAGAAGTCCGGCATCATGCTCTCGACATCGTGAAGGGGCGCACCATAGGCCGGGCTTGCCGGTCGGTGCGCCCCTCGGTAGTCGGTCACTCGCAGTCCTCGCAGAGGGTCCGGTCATGCATGATGTTCTCGCCGCATGTGGCACAGTTCCCGGTCTCGAACACCTCGACCGCGACCTCGAATGCCCAGCCCCGGAGGTTGTCCAGGTTGGCAGCGTGCCGCGCCTGCTCTGCCACGCTGCCACCACCCGGGAAGAGAAGCTGTTGCCTGGAGGTCCTGATGTCCTCCAGCAGCGCCGTCAGGCTGCACTGCCCGGTCGTGGCGAGTTCAGCGAGCGTCGCACCGACCGTGCCCGGTGACATGTAGTCACGGGCAACGCTCTGCGCTGCCTCCCCGCTGAACTTCTTCGTGTCCACCTTGGTGGACACTCGGTACCTGCCGAGGATCTGCAACTCTGGCCCGTACCGGACGTTCGTCCCGGTCACCTGCCCTGTCATGGTTCCTCCTAGAAAACATGTTTTCTGACAGCCATCATCAGGCAGGGAATGTCAATCCCCACGACCCCCCTCCCAGGGGGTTTCGGCTAGAGAACGTGTGCTGGCGTGATGTCGTGAGCCCTGGCCAACGTGGCGCTAGCCCACTCCGTGTAGCTCGTGTGCAGCGCGCCATAAGGCCCGTGCCCCACCTCGAACACCTCATCCCAGGTGGAGAACGTCCACCAGAAGTTCCGCGTGGTCTTGCTGTGAGCGCGTAGCACCACGGTCCCGGAGCGTGTCTTAGTGACCGTGATCCTCACGCCGTACCGGTTCTTGTACGTCTGCCGTTCGCCGTTCCTCACGACTTCCCCTTCCCGTCCAAGATGCCCTGCCACCTGCGAGCATCGACCACGATGTGGCGCCAGATGAACCGGGATGCCCGGTCAATGTCGTCACCCGTGTAGGACGTTGCCGACCGGATGTGGATAGCGCGCCACGTGTCCGTGTTCCGGGTGACATGCACGTAGTCCGCGTCACCGTTGCCCGTGCGCATGTCCCCCTCATTGCCGGGGACCATGCCGTGTAGCGCAACGATGATCGGTGAGCGTGTCCAGTTCCCCCGCACATCCAGCAGCGGGAGGACTTTCCTTACATGACCCTCCCGTGTGTGGGTGGTCAGGTTCGTGATGTCCAGTGACCAGTTCCCGTAGTCCTCGGAACGCCCCTTCCACTCCCGGTTATCCCCGAAGTAGCGCGTGTGCTCGTATCCCGTGACCGTCTCCAGGGTGGCAAGCACCTCCGTGAAGTCCTCGGTGTCCCGTGACCAGCTAGCGCCGTTCTGGTCCTGGTACTTCAGTTGCCAAGGCATGTGACCCCTCTCACCACGTCGCCGCCAGGAACACGGCCATGAGCAGTGCTGCCATGAGCACTGCCACCGTGCCTAGCGCGATGACGTGACCGTTGCTGAGTGAGTGCCGTTGCTTGCGCATGCCGTCACCTCTCTGTGGCCCCAGAAAACCGGTTTTCCAGGGAGTGCAGTAAGCACTAGGGACCGCCACACACTCCCCCAGCGAGTGTGTGGCGGTCCCTACTACCGACTGCCCCTACCTGTCGAAGTACACGATCTCGCCGTCACCGTCACCCGGCATGACGATGTAACTCTCCCCCTGGAGGTTCCCGCGCCGATCAGCGCGCCACACACACGGCAGATCCTGGTCCGAGCCGTCCTCGTGCCTGCAAGGCACGTCTGGCGCGGTCAGGAAGGAACCGTCCGGGTTGACCTGGAACACGATCTGTCCGTCGATCGCGTCACCCACGCTCAGCACGGGGCGTGGGTCCGATGCCGTGTCGGCCTGCCACACCGCGACCCCTCCTCCGATGCCCGATGCCATGAGGCCGGTGAGCATGAGCGCGAGGATGCGCTTTCGAGCGTTCATCGTGAATCTCCCTAGCTAGAAGACTGACAGCCTCGTCAGACCCGGGATGTCGCCCGGGTGACGCCCCGTGGGGCGTTTCGGCATCTACAGCACGCGGAACACGTGACCCTCACGCGAGACCAGGAAACCCGGGACGCTCACCCAACCGGCGGCAACCATGTCCGGGATGCTGCTCTCTATGGTGCGCACGCGGGACGTGACATCCGACGACGCCTTGGCGAACCGTCCGACGCCATCCGCCACGTTCCGAGTCGCCGCGCGGATCATGTCCAGCGCGTTCGATTCCGTGACCTCCGCGCGGGTAGCCAACTGCAAGCGGACCATGTGACCTCCTAGAAAACATGTTTTCTGACAGCCTCGTCAGTAGGGGAATGTCGATCCCCTAGACGCCCCTAGGGGCGTTTCGGCAGACGTACGGGGCGCGCTGTCTACGGACAGCGCGCCCCGTACCGGTCGGCTCACTTGAGGTGAGCCAGCATGGCTTCCAGCGCCGCACGCGCCTCGGCCTTCTCGGCGTTGGTCGCCTTGGCGACCGCGTCCCGCACCATGGGGAGCATGTCCCCGAACGTGGCGGTCAGGTCCTTCAACCCACCCTTGGCCGTCTTGGCCGCCTTGGCGGCTGCCGTACGCGCCTTGGCCTTGGCCTTGGCCGCCTCGATCGCCTCGTCGAGGATCTTGACCGCGCCCGTCTGCTCGTCGGCGTCCTTGGCCTTGTCCGCCTTGATCGCCTTCGACAGCGCGGGAAGCGCCTCCGCGTCATACCGACGCACGTTCTCGAACTTGGTGAACAGCGCGTGGCCCTCCTTGGCGAACGGGTCGATACCCGCCTCACCCTGGGCCGTGTACGTGCGGAAGATCTGCGCGATACGCGGGGCGCGCATCTTGAAGACGCCACCGTCCGTACCGATGCCGAACGCCGAGGTCACCTCGCGTGCCTTCTCCTCCGTCGTCAGCGCGACATCCACGCCCTTAACGGACTTGGTCGAGGGCACGATGGACAGCGCACGGACAGCAGCGTCATACGCCTTGACCCGGGAACCCTCACCCGACGCTGCAGCCCTCTTGTAGGCCGTAGCCAAGGCGGGCAAGTCCAAACGGACCTTCTTGCCGTTCTCGTACGTGGCGTCCACGTGCTGGCCCTTGGCGGCCGTGCGCGCCTCCGCCTCCTTGACACGGCGGGTGTCCGCCTGTGCCTTGGTCTCGGCGGGTCGGGGCGCGGTGTTCGTGGTCATGGTGTGCTCCTTAGCTAGGTGGGTAGTGCTTGACTGACTCCCTCATCATGCCACGTTCGGGGGGTTTGAGGCAAGCATTTCGGAGTGACTTCTCAGAAAACATGTTTTCTGACCTGCAACGACGTTTATCGGGATAGAGGACTAGAGCGACCGGGCTTCCATGACAGGAAATCCTCCTGCCACCCCCACACCCCACCGGAAAAGTTCCACACGTGTAGAGGACTCTGCACGCCAGCTCACTGTGTGGGTTTCACTCCTGGACCCGACTGGTATACCTGGGGGGTGGGGGCCAGATCCAAGGTCTGGAAAACATGTTTTCTGGGGTGTGGATCTGGCATGGGGTTCTGGGGTACACCCCTCCCCCATGCCTAGGGGTACACCCCTGAGGCCCTAGGGGTACACCCCTGCTAGCCTCAGGGCATGGTGAGCAGCAGAACGACTACCCGAACTGTCCGTGTCGCGCACTGGGTGCTTGATGCCCTGGAGCAGGAAGCCTCGGAGCAGGCGACCACTGTCAGCGCTCTCGTCACGAGGACCCTGGAGCTTCACGTCACGGGTCTGGGCTACGTCGAGACCCCGGTGAGCGAGTCATGATCTGGCTCCTCGCTATCCCTGTGCTCCTCGCGCTGGCTGCGCTGCTCACGGTGTGGGCGAATCGTGCGCTGTACACGCCACCAGAGGACGAACAGCCCTGCGAGCACCCTTGGTACATGGACGGGCGCTGCGTGGTCTGTGGTGAGCCGAGGTAGCCTTTAGGTATACCTATCTGGAGGAAGCATGGATATCAAGACCTGGCAGTCCGTCTTGGACGTCGATGACGTACGGGAAATCGAGGACGCCGCAGCCAAGGCCACCACGCTGGGCAGCGAAGCCTTCGGGGAAGTGATCCTCACCCTCACCGAAGACGTCATCAAGTCCGAGGAGTTCTCTGCGCTGTTCTCAGCTCTCGTCGTCGGGAACCTCGCCTTCGGCGCAGCGCCGGTCATGCAACTGGAACTCTCGGACGACATCACCCTCACTGTCCGCCTGGATCAGTCATGAAGCCCGAGCGCTGGGCCAAGCTGCCCGTCGAGATCGAGGCCATGCGGTGGGACGGGACGGCGAGCGGTGCGAACCCGATCATCGACTGGGCGCTGTCCCAGGGCGGGACGATCGTCTACGCGTGCGACGCCCTCACTGAGGACCGCCTCTGCCCAGAAGACGAGGCGAAGCACCACCTGGCGATCAGCACCCTCGAAGGCGTCATGATCGCCCGCGCTGGGTACTACATCATCCGGGGCGTGGAGGGTGAGTTCTACGGCTGCGAACCGAACATCTTCCACAAGACGTACGGCCCAGCATGAGGTTCGACACCATCGTCTACGGAAAGCCCTTGCCGAAGGGCTCCCTGCGTCACGTCGGCAACGGTCGGCTCATCGAGCAGACCAAGGTCAAGACGTGGATGGCCGAGATTCGCAACCAGATCACGCGTGAGCACGGGGACACCCCTCCCCTGTTCGAGGGACCCGTGGGGGCCATCATGACGTTCCGGTTCCCCCGCCCAGCGGCGGCGAAGAACCGGCTCTACCCCCACATGCGCTCAGCAGGCGACCTGGACAAGTTGGTACGCGCTGTCCTGGACGCACTTCAGCCCACCGTCCTGGTGGACGACTCCCTGGTGGTGCTCATGTCAGCGCAGAAGTACTACGAGACGCCTGAGGAACCGGCAGGCGTGACCATCACCATCATGGACATGACGTGAACGTATCGAACCCGTCATCCAAGACAGTGACCGTGTGCGTCAAGGTCTCCCCCCGCGAAGCGGCCATCCTGAAGATGCTCGCTGGCAGCCCCGGCAAGGGCCTGCGCTGGCTACTGAACCGACACCTCCCCGACCCCCGGATAGAGCTATGACCCCCTGCGATGTGTGCCAGAACGACTTCAAGCCCGGCGAGTGGTATGTGTATCACTCGCGGCTCGACGTCTATGTCCACTCGAACTGCGCTTCTAGGGCTCTCGTCCGAGGCGAAGACATCAGCACACAGACAGTCATGATCAGCAAGGTTCCGCAGGAGGAAGCGTGAGCGTCTACTTTCACCCCGCGTCCGTGCCGCATCTCGTTGACATTTCAACGGTGCGGCCTGACCCGACGAACGAGAACTCCGGAGACGTGGATGCCGTCGTGGAGTCCATCGTCTCCAACGGCTTCTACGGCGCAGTCATCTCCGACCAGAACGGGATGCTGATCGCCGGGCACACCCGGTACGACGCGCTGCACTCCCTCGGGGCAGACAAGATCCCCGTCCTCCAGGTGCATGTCACGGACGACCACCAGCGTGCGCGCATCCGAGTCGGAGACAACCGCACCACCCGGCTGGGGCGTGATGACCCATCCCTCATGCTGAAGACCCTGGAGTCCCTGCTGGAAACAGACATGGGCCTCATGGGTACCGGCTACCAGGACGGGGACCTGGACATCCTGCGCGCCTCCCTGGAGGGACCGCTGGAGTTCAACGAGGAGGAGTTCGCCAAGCAGCGCTCCGGGCACGTGTGTGTCTGCCCGCGCTGTGGCTGGTCCTCGGACGGGAGCAAGTAATGCCACTGCCCGCAGAGCGAAAGCTGAAGGAACTTCAGGAGCGCAAGGAGGACCGGGAACGGGTGGAGCGTCAGCGCGCTGCACGTGGCAAGGCTTCCCAGGACATGGTGAAGCAGGCCGACGAGATCGAGAACCCCAAGGAAGAAGTCATCCCGCAGAACCGTGCCGCCGCAGCGCTCCAGCTACGGATCGACGGCGCTGGGTGGGGCGACATTGCCAAGATCCTGGAGTTCAAGACGAACCGGGATGCGCAGATCGCTGTCGAATCGGCGCTGGCGAACGAGGCGAAGTCCGTCGAGGACGTGGATCAGGTCCGCTTCCTGGAGGCCAGGCGTATGGAGCGCATCCTGTCCTCCCTGATGCGCCGCGCCACGAACCCGTCCGACCCTGACCACCTGGCGTACGCGCGCACAGCGATGGTCGTCATCGACCGGCACACGAAGCTGTACGGCGCTGACGCCCCGCAGAAGCTGAACGTCACGTACAACCCTGCCGCTGGGCAGATCGAGCAGTGGGTCTCCGCCATGGCCCGGCAGGTGCATGGCGAACTCGAAGAGGCAGACATTCTCGACGTGGAGGTGATCGACGATGTACGTGAAGATTCCTGAGACCCTTCAGCCGGTCCCCGAGGAACGCTGGGACCGATTCGAGCAAGAGTTGATCGAAGCCATGTCGAAGCCACTCCCTCGTGATGACGGCCACGCATATCCGTTCATGCCCTGCTTCACCCTGGAGGTCCGGAAGTGAGGAAGCGCCAGAAGAACGTAGCGGGGCCTGACCCCGGCAAGCGGGAGGGCTGGGAGCAGCGCGCAGTCAGCGGCATCAACAAGCCGAGGTACAGCAAGCAGCAGGTGCGCGCCGGTATGACGTTCTGGATCGCGGTGCGCAGGGCCGCGCTCGCTCGTGGCATCTCGCTCCCCGCGTACATGCGGCGCGCTGCGGCGGCGTTCGCGGCGCACGACCTGGGCGAGTCGTTCAAGGAGATCCTGTCCGACAGCGCCCACCCGGACTGGGTGAACCGGAAGAACCCTCAGACGGGCCACTGGATCAAGACCTTCGATGACGGCGAGGGCTACGGTTCCTGGGAAGTCAAGTAGAGGTATGTCATCCTGGGCGCATGAAGATGCGGTTCGTCACCCGATGCTCCCGGTGTAGGAACACCTTGCACATGGGTGACCGAGCCGTGCGTCAATTCGGCGGCTACTGGCACAACGCCTGCGTCATCGAGTACCGCAAGCACAGGGAGACACTGCGTGCCCGTAGCAATGGCTGAGCCAGAGTTCGACCCGGAGGAGTTCAAGAAGTGGACCCCTCAGGCGCAGGAGCGCGCCCTAGCCATGCTGGAGTCGATGAAGGAACCCCCGAAGCTCTGGTACTGCAAGCGGGGTCGATCCTGCGACGGCGAACCGCACCAGGGCGCTGACTACCCGCACGCCCGGGGGGACCAGTGGCCACCGGAAGGTGTCGACTGGTCCACCTGGGCCTGTGTGTCCGGGCGAGGTAGCGGCAAGACGCGCCTGGCCGCTGAGTGGATGCGCAAGATGAGCGAGCACGTCCCCCGCATGGTGATGGTGGGTCGTCGCGGCGTGGACGTCCGAGAGACCATGGTCGAGGGTGACTCTGGCCTGGAGATGGTCTGCCAGCGCGCGAAGATCTCCTACACCTGGGAGCCGTCGAAGAAGAAGTTCACCTTCGGCAATGGCGCGGAGATCCTGGGATTCTCCGGCGAGGAGCCTGACTCCCTGCGTGGCCCGCAGTCAGGTGCCGCGTGGCTGGACGAGCCAGCGCACATGCCCCTGATCAACGACGTGTGGGACAACCTGACCCTGGGCCTCCGCCTGGACGTTCCGGGTGGTGCCAAGGCGCTGGTCACCTCCACCCCCCTGCCCATCAAGTGGCTGAAGGAACTTCTCGCGGACGACGACACCGTGACCACCCGGGTGTCCACGTACGCGAACCTGAAGAACCTGGACCCGAAGTTCGCCAAGCGCATCCTGAAGAAGTTCGAGGGCACACGGCTCGGTCGACAGGAGCTTCACGGCGAACTACTCGAAGACATCGAGGGCGCGCTCTGGACGTGGGACCTCATCGAGAGCAACAAGCACCACCTCACGGGCACCGCTGAAGAGTTCGCCGCCGAGATGGACCGCATCGTCATCGGCATCGACCCGGCCGGTACCTCGCACAGCAAGTCCGACGAGACCGGCATCATCGTCATCGGCAAGCGTGGCAACGAGTACTACATCCTCCAGGACGCCTCCGGGCACTACACCCCTGAGCGCTGGGCGCGGCGTGCTGTGGACCTGTACGACCACTGGTCGGCTGACGCCATCGTCGTGGAGGACAACTACGGCGGCGAGATGGTGAAGTCCACGCTGGACAACATCAGCAAGTTCCCGCGCGTGCGCGAGGTCAACTCGCGTCGAGGCAAGTGGATCCGTGCCGAGCCGGTGTTCTCCCTGTACGAGCAGGGCCACGTGCATCACGTACCTGGCCTGACCGAACTGGAGGAACAACTGACCCAGTGGATTCCTGGGCAGGGCTCCTCCCCCGACCGACTGGACGCATTGGTACACGGAATGCACGAACTGACTGAGCACGCACGCCCTGCGGAGATCCGTACAGCCTCCGGGCTGATCGTTCCCCGGCACGTCTCGATGACCCGGAAGAAGCAGCCTGCGGTCATCACGGCCCCTGCTCGCCTGAGCCGCCCGACGGTACGCTCATGGTCGTGACGGAAATCCTCTACATCATCGGTGCCGTGATCGTCGGCGCGCTGTCCACCGCCAGGCTCGTGAACCTTGTCGTTCATGACACGTGGCCACCCGTGGTCTGGTTCCGCATCTGGTGGGCCGGGGTCACAGACAACGGTCCTTGGTACAAGCTGGTGGACTGCCCGTGGTGCGCTGCGCCGTGGATCGTCGCACCGAATCTCATCCTCGCCGTGGTGACAGACCTGCACCCCGCGTGGTGGATCGTCAACGGCTGGCTGGCGGCGTCCTTCGCCACGGCATGGCTCGCTATCAAGGCACGGGGGTAAGGCATGGCACGACTGAAGAAGACCCGAGGGGATGACCCGCTGCCGAGCAAGAGCCTGGTGGCTAGTGCCAAGCGCATCACGCGCGGCGTCGATCCCAACAAGATCGCGCGCTCCGGCACCGGCTGGCAGGACGCGGCGTGGCACTTCTACAACACGGTGGGCGAGTACGCCTACGCCGTGAACTGGGTGGGCAACCTCCTGTCCCGGGCGAAGCTGTACGCCACCATCGATGACGGGGATGGGCCGCGCCGCCTCCCCCCGACCGACCCGGCCTCACGTCTGGTCGAGGCCCTGTTCTACGACGAGCAGGGCCGCTCCACCGCGCTCCAGCAGATCGGCGTCCACTACACGGTCGCTGGTGAAGCCTGGGTGGTGGGCTTCGAAGAGGACGGCCAGGAGCAGTGGCAGGTAGTAGCCCCGAGTCGGATCAAGAAGACCGGCGACGACTACACGATCAACGGCAAGCCCGTCGCGGGCGACCCGTTCATGATGCGCATCTGGCGTCCGCACCCTGTGGACAACAGCGCGGCCACCTCCCCCTCCCGTGCCGCTCTGCCGATCCTGTCGGAGATCGAGCGTCTGACGATGCACGTCGCTGCACAGGTGGACTCCCGCCTGTCCAGCGCTGGCATCCTGTTCCTCCCGAACCAGATGACATTCGCGGTCAAGACGGAGGACGGCAACACCATCACTGGGAACGCTGATGCGTTCGTGGATGTCCTCCAGGACGTGATGGGTCGCGCCATCATGAACCGCGAGGACGCCAGCGCGCTGGTTCCGATCGTCGTCACCGCTGACGGTGAGGTCATCGAGCACGTCCACCACCTCCAGTTCTGGTCCGAACTGGACAACCACGCCATCGAACTGCGCACCGAGGCCATCCGCCGACTCGCGCTGTCCATGGACATGCCCCCGGAGATCCTGACCGGACAGGGTGACACCAACCACTGGTCGTCCTGGTCGATCGATGAGTCCTCCATCAAGTCCCACACCGAACCGCTGCTGAACCGCATCGCGGACGACCTGGCGACGGGCTACCTGCGCCCCATGCTCATCCAGGGAGGCGACGGTGTAGCGGCGCTGCCCCCCGACGACGCCCGTTCGTACGGCATCGGCGTGGACACCTCGGAGATGCGGCTGCGTCCGAACCGCTCGGAGGAGGCTCTGGAGCTGTGGGACCGTGGCGTCCTGAGCGCGGAGACCCTGGCCATCGAGACCGGGTTCAAGCCAGACGACATCCAGGACGAGGCGGAGCACAAGCGCTGGTTCCTGAACAAGGTCGCCTCCGGCCAGACCACTCCGGAGATCGTGGAGGCCGCTCTGCGGGCGCTCGGTATCGAACTGGAGGTCCGGGACGACCCGGATGCTCCATCCGACCGGCCTGAGATCCAGGAAGCGCGCCCCACTCCCTCGCTGGAGGACCACCCGCGCCGCGATATCCCGGACGAGAGCGAGATCGCCATGCTCGCCGCGTGCGAAGTCCTCGTGTTCCGGGCTCTGGAGCGCGCCGGGAACCGGCTGAAGAACAAGACGCAGCGCAGAATCCCCGGCGTGGCCGCAGCTGAGACATACATGTACCACAAGGTGGATACCGGGGCGCTGGACTTCGTGCTGGAGGACGCCTGGAGCGCTGTGGAGCGGTTCGCGCACCGCTGGGGGGTCAACTCTGAGCGCCTGACGGACTGTCTGGACGCCTACACGCGGGCAATCCTGGTGGAGCAGAAGCCTCACGACCCGGAGATGATGCGCGGCTTCGTCAATCTGCTGAAGGTGGCCTCATGATCTTCGACGATGGGCTCGAAACCTTCATCGCACAGCGCAGCGAGGAGATGGTGGACGCTGCCGACCTTCTGATGGGGCCTGTCCGCCAGGCTCTGGACGATTTCGGCTCAGAAAACATGTTTTCTGGGGTCCTGGAGGCTGCCACCCAGGTCTGGAACCAGACCGTCGAGTCCCTGGACGCTGATATCGCGGTCACTCCGGAGTTCCTGGAGTCCCTGGGCGAGTCCCTGGCCCAGACCACTCCCCCGAGCGACCCCCCGAGCGACGTTCAGGTGGATCGGATCGCCCGATGGGTCGCCACGTACGCCATCAACGCCGCGACGACCCTTGTCGCGGCCCAGGATGAGGGTGCGGTGCTCCTGGAGTGGGTCACGATGCGCGATGAGGACGTTCGCGGCCTTCATCGGCCCCTTCAGGGTGTTCAGCGACCTGTCGGGGGCACCTTCCCGGTGGGACAGTGGGAACTGAGCTTCCCCGGGCAGCCCATCGGGCCGCCTGAGGTATGGATCAACTGCCGGTGCGTCGTACGCCCGGTCCAGGGAGACGAGATGAGCGCACAGACCTTCGCGATGAACGAGACGGTGGAAGATCTGCCGGTGGTGGACGATGAGCCGCCCATGATCGAGTCCGAGAACGAGTTCGAGTTCGATGCGCTCCCTGTCGGCGGCGTCCTGGTGCCCCTGAGCGAGCGCGCGGGCGATGGGCGGCAGATCACCGAGGCAACCTGGGATGAGCCGCCGCTTGCGCTGCGCTGGGTCAAGGCCGACGCCGGTCAGCACGACGGCGCGGTCCGGGTCGGCACGATCACGGACATCTGGCAGGACGGCGACATGGTTCGCTGGTCCGGCAACCTCCTGAACACCGCCGAGGCGGACGAGGTGACTGGTCTCCTGGCTGAGGGCCGGATGGGGATCTCGGTAGACCTGGACTCCACGACCATGGAGCTTCTGGACGACCCCGAGGAGGCGATGGCAGCCGGTGAGATGTTCCGCATGGACGTAACCGGTCGCATTCGCGCCGCCACGCTCGTGGACATCCCGGCATTCACCGGGGCGTACGCGATCCTGGGCGGCGACCCCATCCCCGAGGTGGAGGATGACGACCTCCTGGCTTCCGGGTGCGTGCCGTGCGTCGCCAAGGAACTGGACGAGCACTACGCGACCCTGGTCGAGTTCGCCATCTCCGACGCGGAGTGGGACGGTTCCGCATCGCGCTTCACCGATGAGGAGTGGGTGGCCAGCACTGTCGTAGACCGGGGCGAGTCGTTCGGGACCGCCAAGGAGCGCTACGCCGTCCCGATCCTGGAGCCGAACGGCGACCTGAACCGCGCCGCCGTGCACAACGCTGCGGCACGCATTGACCAGGTGGACGCTCCCCCAGCGGCGGTCTCTGCTGGCAAGCGCCGCCTGGTTGCCGCCTACCGCCGACTGGACGAGGAGCCGCCCGAGGCGGTCACGGCTAGCGCGTTCGCCCCCGGCACCAAGGATGGCCCAGGCTGGATCTCTCACCCGGTTCCAACTCAGCGCCTGCGCAACTACTGGACCCGTGGTCCTGGCGCGGCACGGATCCGCTGGGGCGCGCCTGGCGACTTCAACCGCTGCCGTCGTCAGCTTCGTGAGTACATCGCCAACCCTGAGTGGCTGGCTGGTACGTGCGCGAACCTGCACTATGTGGCGCTGGGCACCTGGCCCGGCCGCCACAGCGCACGCACCGTAGCGGGTGCCGTCGTGGCATCCGCCTTCACCATCGTCACTGAGGAGACCACCACGCTTCCCGCCGCCTGGTTCGCTGACCCCGAACTGACTGCACCCACGCCCGTCACCGTTACCGAGGAGGGTCGAGTCTTCGGGCACATCGCCCAGTGGGGCACCTGCCACACGGGCCTGGGCCTGTCGATCAACCGTGGTGACGACTGCACCGCCGCTCCCCCGAGCGCAACGAACTACGCCTACTTCCGCACCGGGGTCATCGACACCGACCAGGGCGAGGTCCCGGTGGGCAACCTGACGATGGGTATCGGCCACGCGAGTGACAAGGCCAGCGCCATGGGTGCCATCGCGCACTACGACAACACGAACGCCGTGGTCGCTGACGTGGTGACCGGCGAGGACGAGTTCGGCATCTGGTTCTCCGGTGCCATGCGCCCGAACCTGACCCCTGAGCAGATCCGACAGTTCAAGGCGAGCAACCTGTCCGGCGACTGGCGTCGCATCGGCGGCGACCTGGAACTGGTGGCGGCGCTGGCCGTCAACGTCCCTGGCTTCCCGATCCCCCGCCTGTCCCTCGCGGCTGCTGCTGGGGTCCAGACCTCCCTGGTGGCGGCTGGCATGGTGGAGCGCACGGCGACGGACAAGGCTATGGAGGAACTGGCCACGCCAGTCTCCGCCAAGGAGTTCGCCAAGGCCGTGGAGAAGGAACTGGCCTTCCGTCAGGAGACCCGCAAGTCCAAGGCGCGCTACCGGTCTCAGGAGCGCAAGCGGCTTAGCGGCCGGGTCCGCTGAGAACACACCAAGGAGCAGAGATGGCATGTAACTGTGGCAAGAAGAAGGGCGCGTCGAAGTCGTACAAGGTGACGTACCCGGACGGCAAGACGGCGACCTACCGGTCCGAGACGGAGGCCAAGTACCAGGTGGCCACCAAGGGCGGGAAGTACGAACCGAACTGACCCCTGAGAGATAGCGCTTGCCTAGATGTTGACGGCAAGCGCTATCCTCTTGTCAGAAGCAAGTCGCACGACTGGGTGCCCGAAGGGCGCGTGCAGTACCTACACGCCCCATCCGTATCCAGAAGGAGTGCGAAATGTTCGTAATCCCCGAGGACATCACTGCCCTGTCGGGCACTGACCTCGCTGCCGCCCTCACGCAGGCTCGTGAGGAGGCGCGCACCGTCAACGCCATCGCGGATGACGAGTTCACCGACGAGAACCTGGACCGGCTCAAGGAGCTGACCTCGTTCATCGAGGCCGGTGTTGAGCAGGAGGCCGCTCTCACCGCCAAGGCCGAGGACCGCGCTGCCCAGCGCGCCAAGGCAACTGCACTCTCCGCTGAGCCCGAGGTCGAGGACGACCCGGAGCCCGTCACGGAGGACCCGGAGCCTGAGCCCGAGGTCGAGGACGCCACCAAGGAACTGGTTACCGCCAGCGGTAGCGCCAAGAAGGAGAAGACCCGAGTGGTCAAGCGTGCCGCTGCGGCCACCCCTGCCCCTGAGGTCCCGAACAAGGTGACCCCGGTCATCACGGCTGCGGCCGACGTTCCGGGCTTCGCCACTGGCTCTGTCCTGGACAGCCTGGACGACGTGAGCAAGGGCGCGATCGAGCGCTTCCAGGCCATGCCGCGCGGCAAGGTCGGGAACGTGCAGAACCGCTATGGCGTCGCGCACATCACCAAGCAGCGCACTGACGGCCTGAGCATCGACAACTACCGCAGCACGCAGGACCTGATCCAGGCCGCGTCCGTGGAGACCCGCCTGCCGGGTGGCTCGCTGACCGCTGCCGGTGGCTGGTGCGCCCCGTCCGAGACCCTGTACGACCTGTGCTCCATCGAGTCGACCGATGGCCTCTGGGACCTCCCCGAGGTTCAGGTCAACCGTGGTGGCATCAACTTCACCAAGGGTCCGAACTTCGAGGACTTCTACGCCTACGCGGTCACCGCGTTCCAGACCGAGGCCGAGGCCGAGGCTGCCACCGTCAAGGTCTGCATCGAGGTGGAGTGCCCGCCGTTCGAGGACGTTCGTCTCGACGCCGCGTACGTCTGCATCAGCGCAGGCATCCTGACCAACGCCGCGTACCCGGAGCTGATCCGCCGGTACATCGAGGGTGTCCTCATCGCCCAGCGCCACGCGGTCTCCGCGCGGATGATCGCTGCGGCCGAGGCCATCACGGGTGCTGCCATCCCGGTGCCGGACGTGTGGGCCAACGCGATGTCTGTCCTCCACGCCCTGGAGCTGGTGGCCGAGGGCGAGCGCGAGCGGTTCCGCATGTCGCGTTCCGCCACGCTGGAGGTTCTGCTCCCGTTCTGGGTCCGTCCGGCGCTTCGTGCCGACCTGGCGAACCGGACCGGCGTGGACATGGTGAACGTCACCGACGCCATGCTGGACGCGTTCTTCACCACGCGCGGTCTGCGGGTGCAGTGGCTGTACAACTACCAGCCGCTGGATGTGGCGACCGCTGGCATCGCCACGGACTACCCGGACACGCTGGAGACGATCATGTACCCGGCTGGCACCTTCGTGATGCTGACCGACGACGTGATCCGTCTCGACGCCGTGTACGACTCCACGGGCCTGAGCACCAACACCTACACGGCGCTGTTCGCTGAGGAGGGCGTGGCTCTCGCCAACGTCTGCCACGACCCGCGTCGCCTCTCCATCGACCTCGCGGTCACTGGTCTGACGGCTGCGGCCATCATCAACCAGGACTTCGGCGAGGCACCGCCCGCCTACGTCGAGGCGTGATCTCCCGATGAGGGGGTGCTGCCCGCCGCAGCACCCCCTCATCCCCTGATGGAAAGGAGGTCGGCGGATGCCCCTTGCTAACCCTGTCTACATCGAGGCTCCAGCGGTCGCCCCGGCTGCGGGTGGCCTCTATGCGGTCGCCAACGTCGTAGACGCTGACGTGCATGTCGGTGCGTCCGGCGCCACGTACCTGTCTGAGAACTGCGGGGTCGCTTCCAGCCTGGACGACCCCGCCTGTCTGACCGCTGCGGAGCGCGCTGAGAAGACGTTCGATGAGATCGACGTCATCACGGGCACCCCCTTCGCGGTCTACAAGGGCGTCGAGTGCACCTGGATGGTGGACGACGACTCCGACTGGGCGCGTCACGGCCTGGAACTGACCGAGCACATCGCGGTCGAGGAGGGCATGGCGGAGCACGTCTTCGCTGGCGCTACCGACATCACCCCTGCCCCCGGCACGGCGCTGACGGTGGCTCAGGCCATCGCGGTCCTGGAGGGGTATGCGGGCGCGAACTACGGCGGCGTCCCGGTCCTGCACATGGACCGGCACGTGGCGTCGATCGGTCTGACTCAGGAGGCGCTGACCTTCGGTCTGGACTTCACGATCACCACGAAGCAGGGCTCGCTGGTCGCCAACGGCGGCGGGTACCTGGGCATGGCGGATCCGAGCGGCGACCCGCCTGCGGCTGGTGAGGCGTGGATCTACATGACTGGCGCTGTCACAGTCGCCCGCACTCCTGTCATCGCCAACCGGGTTCTCGGTGCGAGCGAGCACCTGAACCTCCAGCGCGCCCTGGCTGAGCGCATGATCGCCGTCACCGCTGAGTGCATCCTGGTCGCGATCCTGGTCGAGACGGAGCTTGTCTGATGGGGAACGCGTTCCACGGCCCTCGCTCCAAGGCGAACGCCCAGGCTCTCCTGGCAGCAGCCAAGGGCCTGGGCTTCCCTGCCACGGTGGTCAAGACCACCCGCAGCGGCTACATGGCCCCACAGGAGGTCGTGGACGCCGCTCTAGGGGTCGATCACATCCAGGAGGGCGTCGTGTACCCCGAGCCCTCCCCCGCCCCCTCTGCGCCCCGCACAGAGGAGACCCCGAAGCCTCGCGGTAACGGGTCACGCGAAGCCTGGGCTGAGTACGCAGCGGCCCAGGGCGCAGAGATCACGGACGACCTGTCGCGTGACGACATCAAGAACCTGGTCGAGGAGTAATCCATGCCTACCGTCTGCTCTAGCTTCGTCCGTGGGCGGATGATGCGCGTCGTCCGTCTGGACGGGTGCGGTCGCCCCATCTATGGACCCGACTCCGTGGTCACATCCAAGGGGTTCGTGACCGTCTCCTACACCGCCAACACTGACGACGGCGAGGAGATCAACCTCCAGAACGCGGCTGGTGAGCGCTGCGTCTACGAGCCTGCTGTCCCGACCTTCCTTGGCTACACGGTCGAGGTCGAGTTCTGCCAGGTGGACCCCGAACTGTTTGCCATCATGACCGGCCAGGACGTGTACACCGACGCGTTCGGCAACGTCATCGGCTTCACGCAGGACACGGCGGTCTCCATCCTGGACACCGCGTTCTCGCTGGAGGTGTGGGCCGGTTCCCCGGCGACCTCTGGTTGCGCCACCGAGGGCGGCTCCGGCAACTTCGGCTACATCCTCCTGCCGTTCCTCCAGGGCGGTGTGCTGGGCGACTTCACCATCGAGAACGATGCGGTCACCTTCACCGTCACCAACGCTTCCACGCGTGACGGTGCGGCCTGGGGTGTCGGCCCGTTCGACGTGGTGCTGGGCGCGGACAGCCTGCCTGCCCCGCTCAACCAGGCGCTCACCCCGACCACCCACCTGCTGGCCATCATCACGCAGGTGGCTCCGCCCGAGGCCGAGTGTGGCGCACGCCCACTCCTGGACCCGGATGGTGAGGCGCTGACCGATGTCACCACGGTGAACAACGGTCTCGAAGTCACCTTCACCCCCGTCCCAGCAGGTACCGACCCGTGGTGGATCGACTTCGGGGACGGCACGTGGGAGTACAGCGAGACGGGTGGTGACATCGTTCACCTCTACGAGGCTGCTGACACGTACACGTTCATTGCATACCGAGGCGACTCCAGCTTCACGGATGACGTGACCGTGGCGGGCGCGGGCATCGTGGCAGTCACCCCGAACACGGGTGTCGAGGCTGGCGGCACGGCGGTCACGGTGACCGGCTTCGGCTTCACCGGGGCCACGGCAGTGAACTTCGACGCCACTCCGGGCACGGCGTTCGTCGTCGTCTCCAACACGGAGATCACCGTCGAGACCCCTGCGGGTACCGGCCTGGTTGATGTGGAGGTTGCCCACCCGGACGGGAACACCACCCTGACGGACGGCTTCACGTACACCGCGTGATCGGCACCTGACAGGATGAGGGCCAGGTCCACCATGGGCCTGGCCCTCATCCCGTAGAAGGAGAGAAACATGGCGACACTCGCAGAGGTGCTGGCCCTGCTGCCGGACAACACGAGCGGCGAAATCAGCGCCGCTGACATGCGCTCCGTCGTGGAGAGCATCTGGGGCCGCACGGACGGCACGGACCCCATAGAGGGCCTGCTGTTCGAGACCAATCCCCCGACCCCGGTGCACACGCCGGGGCACATGCACTGGAACGAGTCGGACGGCATCGTGGAGATCATGTCCGACGTCGAGGGCGTCATCTTGCAGCTCGGGCACGAGCAGTGGGTGAACGTCCGCAACAACTCGGGCGCGACGATTCTCAACGGTCGGGCCGTGCGGATAACCGGGGCGATGGGGAACCTGCCGACGATCGGACTGGACAACGGGCTGGGCACTGTCATCGGTGTGGCGACGCACGACATCGCGAACAACAGCAACGGGAAGGTCACGACGTTCGGCATCGTGCGTGAACTCAACACGTCCGCGTTCAGCGTCGCCGACCGGGTATATGCCTCGTCCACCGGGACGCTCACAGCGTCGCTCACGTCGTCGTTCGTGGGGCGTGTCCTCGATTCGCACGTCAGCCAGGGCGCGATCCTGGTAGCGCGGCCCCTGACCACCGACCCGGACGGCACCACGGCCGAGCGACCGGTGACCGTCAATGTCGGATTCATGTTCTTCGATACAACCCTTGGTCACGCGATCTGGTGGGACGGGACCAACTGGGTTGACAGCACCGGAGTGACGGTCTGATGCCAGCCTTCTCGACTGCCTACTCCAGCGCGTTCGACGCAGAGACGAGTGTCATCCCGCCCTCGCTGGACCTGTGCTTCCCCGTCAACTGGGACGCCTGCCCCTCCGACGTGATGGACGACATCACCCCGGAGGTCATGGCACTGTCCGAGGCGCTGGCCGCGCAGACGCTACGGATGCTCACCGGGTACCGGGTCGGCGGCTGCTCCACCACCGTGCGTCCGTGCAACCGGTCCTGCATCCCTGGGTCGTGGCTCACCGCCCCGGACCTGGGGGTGCTGTTCGCTGGCGCGTACGGCGGCAGCTTCGGCTTCAGCCCGTACGTGGGTCCGGGTGGCCAGTGGCTGAACGCCTGCGGCTGCACGGGCGATGGCTGCTCCTGCACCAAGGTCGAGGAGGTCTACCTGCCCACGGTCGTGAACGTCGGTCGGGTGGACTCCGTCGTCCTGGACGGCGTGACCCTGGACCCGAGCACGTACCGCGTGGACAACAACAACCGTCTCGTGCGTACGGACGGCGGTACGTGGCCTGTCTGTCAGGACATGGGTGCCGACTCCGGTGAGGGGACGTTCATCGTCACCTACCTGGACGGCAACGAGGTGGACGGCGTGGGTGCCTACGTCGCTGGCCTGCTGGCTGCCGAGTTCGCCAAGGCGTGCGTCAACAAGGACTGTGCGCTGCCTGCGAATGTTCAGTCCATCACTCGCCAGGGCATCACCATGGAACTGGACCCGGAGATGTTCACGGGCGGCATGACTGGCGTACGGACCGTGGACTCGTACATCCGGATCTGGAACCCGACCAACGCCCTGCCCTCGGGCATCTACTCCCCCGACGCCCCCAGGGGTCGGCGTACCACCTGGCGGTTCTGATGACCGAGACCATCCCCCCGAGCGACTTCACTGAGGACTCCGAGATCTGGCCGCTGCTGGTCCGGCTGCGGGACTGTCTCTGCGAGACGCTGACCGAACGTGGACTCATGCCAGGCGACTGCTTCTGCGGCATCGTTCCCGGCCAGCAGGCCACGTGGGACTACACGAGCGGCATGGCGTGGGTCCGGCTGGACTCCGTGGTGCCGTCCGCCGTTTTCCCCGGCCAGAGCTTCGACCTGAACAACTGCGGCACGACGCTGGCGGCGGACGTCGAGGTGGGCGTCCTCCACTGCACCCCTGTGCAGAACGCTGACGGATCTCCCCCCGATCAGCTTCAGCAGTTCGGCGCGGCGCGGCTCCAGATGGCCACCATGGCAGCCATCCGAGCAGCGATCCTGTGCTGCGCTGACGGCAGCGACCTAGACCTGATCCTCGGTTCCTACGACCCCCAGGGGCCAAACGGTGGCCTGGTCGGTGGCGCGTGGACGGTCAGCGTGGGTAGGGCCTGATGGTCTCCCGGGTGACCACGAGTTTCCGTGTCCGTGAGCGCGGCATCCAGCGGCTGCTGCACACGGACATCGGGGAACTGGCGGACGACATCAACAAGGATGCCTACCGCAGTGCGCGACGCAGCGTCCCCCAAGGGACGAACGCGCTGTTCAACGGTATCCGGAACGAGGGCGTCTCCTACACGCGCTCGACTGCCATCGGCACACTCTCCTGCACGGCACCGCATGTTGGGTACGTGATCCAGGGCACGGGTGGGTCCAGCACTATCCACGGGAATGGACGAACTAACTACCCGATCGGTGCCGCGCTGATGAAGCGTGGCATCGCGTTTGGGAAGGTGAACCGGAGCCCCGGCAACACAGGTCGCAGGCCGCACAAGCTGTACTCCAAGCGATTCCGGGGCCAGGAGCCGAACAACTTCCTGGCCCGAGCGCTGGACCGAGCCATGGAGCGCAACGGATTCTTCGGTGTGGTCCGTACTCTGTACGGAGACTGACAACAAGGAGGAGGAAGCATGACTGTACGCAAGTTCGGAAGCGCGGCTAAGGCCGCTGCTCGCCGTGCCGAGCGGGATACCAGCAACTTCATCGAGTACGAGGTGCTGGACCAGAAGACGAAGTTCTACTACCCCGGGACCGCAGCGCTGGTCCACATGTCGATGATGCAGGCGGCAGTGGACGGAGGTGGGAACGACATCCAGCGCGGCATGTCCGCCGTCGTGCCCTTCATCCAGTTCGTCACGTCGCTCGTGGATGATGGCGACGCTGCTCGCATCCGACGCCTCCTGGCCTCGGAGAACAGCGGCTTCGACATCATGGACATGATGGAGGTGTTCGACGCGCTGCTGGAGGACTGGTCCCAGGAAACCCCTACTCAGCCCGCATCCGCCTCATCGGACTCGCGGGCCACTACTGGGAAGCGTTCGACGGCGACTTCGCGTCGCGCGGGCTCGACCCGTTCGACCTCCCCTTCCACCGCTTCCTGAACGCTGTCTTCTCGTTCATCCTGAAGTCCATCCAGAACAGCGCTCTGGGCGGATCGACAGATGAGGCGATGAAGGCGCTGAACCTAGAGATATCCAAGCCAGTTCCGGGCAGTGACCGGGTGTCAGAATCTGTCGTAGAGGACGAGATGGCGATGTTCATGCAGGCGAAAGCCCAGACGAAGTAGGGAGACACCCGTGCCAGGTCCCGTGGTTGGTAGGGCTGAGGTCGATGTTCACGCCGACCTCAGCCCGTTCCGGCGCGAACTGAATGCTGCGGCAGCGCGAGCGGGGCGGGACTACGGCAACACGCTGGCCCAGAACCTGGACACGCGGCTTCAGCGCACCACGCGCATCTTCGACCGCTTCTGGGGTTCGACCCTGCGAGGTTCGCGGAACGACTTCCTGAACTTCGTGGGTGTCGTCTCCGCTGGGGTGGAGCGCCTTGTCGGGAACGTCATCGGCCGGGGCCTTGGCACCATCGCCAACACGTTCGACCGTCTTGGCGACGCCATCGCCCGCTTCCCATCCCTCGTGCAGTTTGCTGGCGGGTTCCGACTCGTCGGTGACAACATCCGAGGGTTGGGTGCGGGCGGCATCGACGGCCTGATCGTGCAGCTTGCTGCGCTGATCCTCGCGTTCAACATCGGCATCAACGTCATCGGCTTCTTCGCAGGTGGCCTCTCGGCGGTGACTGCTGGCGTCACCGCGCTCGCGGTGGGTATCGGAGGTGCGCTGTTCGGCGGCATCGTCGCCCTGGTTCCTGTCGTCGGCGCGCTCACGGCTGGCATCGCCACACTGGCCCTCGCCTTCGCCAAGATGAGCAAGGAGCAGCAGGCCGTGTTCGGCCCGCTGGTTGATCTGTTCAAGGAACTGCGCTCAGGGGTGCAGGAAACCCTGTTCGAGAGCCTGGGTGGCCAGGTGGACAGCCTGGTGACCGCGCTGCGCCCCCTTGGTCCCTTCCTGAACTCTGTCGCGGCCGAGTTCGCTGACTGGGTGGCAGACGTGGTGGGCGAGATCGGCCCTGGCGGTCCCCTCGCTGCCACATTCGCATCCCTGGGCGAGTCCATCCCAGATACGTTCGGTCGAATCCTGGACGTGCTCTCCAGCCTGGGCGGCTCGCTGCTCGGACTCTTCGACGCTGCTACCCCTGCGGCTGACCGGCTGCTGGAGGCGATTGAGCGAGTCCTCACCCAGTTCAGCGAGTGGGTGAACTCCGTCGAAGGCCAGGAGGCGGTCAACGAATTCCTTCAGCAGGCTCTGGACCTCCTCGGCTTGCTGTTCGATATCGCTGGTGAGGTCGGCACCGCGCTGGCCAACCTGTGGACCGAGGGCGGGGCCGACGCTGCTCAGGTCCTTCTGGACAACATCCGCGACATCGTGGAGGAGTTCAACACCTGGGTGTCTGACGAGGGTGGCCGAGAGGCGCTGCTGACCTGGTTCTACCAGGGCGTCGATGCCATACAGGCGATAGGTACCGTCCTGGGTACGGTCGTGGACCTCTTCGATGCGATGGATACCGTCTTCACCCGCCAGGGCTTCATCATGTTCCTGGAGTTCCTCGCGACTGGCATCACCGCGCTGGCCGACCTCGCGGAACTGGTGCAGAACACCACCATCGACCTGCTCCTGTTCGCGAGCACCCTCCTGGAGAACGTCGGGAACGCCCTCACGACCATCGGCCAGATGGCGACGACCGTGTGGGACGGCCTGCTGCTCGCCTTCCAGGTTGTGGGCATCCAGGCGGAGGCGTTCTGGCTCGCCCTCCAGACGGGGGCGCAGACAGTCGCAGGCGCGCTGTTCCAGTTCGATCAGACAGTCCGGGAGATCCTTTCGGGCGTCGCTCAGTTCATCTCTGACACTATCGACGCCACGGGTGAGGCGTTCGCGCAACTCCCGGAAGACGTGTCTCGATCCCTGGAGATAATCGGCGGAGCCCTCACCGACTTCGGCAACTCGGTGAGCGACGCCTTCGCAGAGCTAGTCGACTCGATCAACAACGCCATTGATCGGATCATCGAGGCCATCAAGCAGTTCGTGTCGGACATGATCGACCTCCTCGGTGACTGGTCGCGCCAGGTCCTGATATTCATGGCGCGAGCCGGTATCGCCTTCCTCGATCTCCGGAAGACAGCGCTCATCGCCCTGCGTGATCTGGTCCAGAACGTACGCAACGCGACTGATAACACCGTCTCGGCCCTGCGCCGACTCCCGGCAGGGGCTGCCGACGCCATCGGTCGGTTCGCTACCTCTATCCAGAACGGGGTGAACCGGGCCGTTGGCCGACTGCGCGAGTTCGGCTCCCGCGCAGTCGGCGCCCTGTCGGGTCTGGCCGGTAGGTTCGCATCTATCGGCATCAGCATGATGCAGGGCCTGTTCAATGGCATCGTGAGCCGGGGGTCGGCCATCATCGGCTACCTACAGCGCCTGGCACAGCAGGCTGCGTCTACGTTCGCCAACATCCTGGGCATCGCATCGCCGTCCAAGGTGTTCGAGGAGTTCGGAAAGAACATCGTGGAGGGCCTGGTCGCTGGCCTGGACGCCGGGATGGATGACGTGCTCTCAGCAACGAACACGCTCGCTGACGCTGCGACTTTCCCGACGACGAACGCCCCTGTCTCAGCCATGGCGGCACAGGCCGTCTCTGACACATCGGGTGGGACACCCGTCCGCGCCACGAACGACGTGGGCGGCATCACCATCGTTACTCCGTACGCTAACCCTAGGCTTGTCGCGCTAGAGGTCATGGACGAGCTAGCGGCACGAGGGAAGTAGGAGATCACGTGACGTACCCCGGGTACATGGCGCTGGCGAACGGCGACGGCGAGACCATCGAACTGGTCAACGCTGCCCGCGTGAAGGCGTACACAGACAACCTCGCACCCAGCATGGGTCTGCGGGGGTGCGAGGACTGCGACGGCCTAGAGGCTGCCGTGGGTTCCCCTGATGGCTACACGACACCTGAGGGCGACAACGCGCCCTGGTACGACCCGACCGACCCGGTGACCGGCGACTTCTATGGTGTCTACCCGCTGGGCTTTGCAGGCATCGATGACTCCACGCGGAGCATCGAGTCTGCCGAACTGACCGGCGACGGCTCCGTGGTCGTGGGCTCGCGCTTCACCGGCAAGGACATCCGGGTCAACGGCGTCGCCTTCGCCAAGGATGAGGCGGCGCTGTACGCGGGCATGTCCTGGCTAGACAGCGCGCTGAACGGAACGGAGGAGGGGCGGTGCTTCGGTGACCGCCTGAACGTCTTCTCCTCGTGTCCCCCAGTGCAGGTGCTTCCGCCCGACTTCGCTGAGCCGTACACGCTGGAGGTGCCTGTAACGCAGGCGGAACTGGACGCGTGGACCACTTCGTCCGGGACCATCACCGCATGGCCTGGAGGCGGCAGCCTGCCCGACCCCGGGCTTCGCTTCGACTGGAACCCTGGCGATCCGCAGAAGCTTGCCTGTCGCGAGATCACGGGCCTCATCCCCGGTGAGCAGTACCAGCTTCGGATGCGGATCGAGAACTTCGGTGACTTCTACGTCCGCATTGCCGACTCTTGCGCCGAGTCCCGGACGAACCTCGCGCCGAACCCTCGCCTGCTCGGGTGGGAGTTCGCGGGTGGGGGGGTGACCGACTCCGAGGCTGACATTCCCACGGGTGGTCCGCTTGGCCTCGGGTACCGGCAGTCCATCACCACGTCCTCGAACACGTCCTCGCCGTACGGCATCTCCGCTCTTGGCGCTGTTGGGGTGAACGACTCCATCCCCGTCACTGCTGGCAACCTGTACCAGGGGTCGATCTATCTGCGTGCTCCGGTTGGCACGGCCCGTCTGTCCTCCAGATTCTTCAACAGCGGCGGCGGTCAGATCGGCACCGAGGTCATTCTCCGGTCTGGTGTTGGCATGAACAACACCTGGCAGCGCCTGGAGGGCATCGTCGTCGCGCCAGAAAGCGCGGTGTCGATGGAGATCTTCGCCGCCTGGACCGTAGGGGTTGGAGCGATCCAGCCGAACATGGAGTTCGGCGCCGCCAACCTCCTGGTCGAGTCCCCGGGCTACGACATCCTGCGCACCAACCTGCACACGGACTCCCGCGCCGAGCAGACCAACGTGTGGGACTTTGCGCTGGGCGCAGACGGGGTGGTCACTCCGTCTGCGGTCGCTGGTGCTGTCGATGGACCAGTGCTGTACGGGTCGGTCCAGTCGCCCACATACAACCGCAACGAGGTCACTACCGCTCCGACCTCTGGGACCGCAGGGCCGTTCACGAGCATCGTCTCGTCCTTCATGGGCATCTCGGACTACCCCGACCCCCTCCTCACGGGCACTCCGTGGGTCACTGGTGCCTTCTTCCGGTCGAACCGTGCTGTCACTGGTACCGCACGCCACCAGGTGTTCGCGGCTGGTGAGGTTCTTCTGGAGGAGGTTGTTGAGCCGTTCTCGCTGGACGCTGACACCTGGCTCTACGTGGCCGGAGGCCAGAACGCACAGAGCGATCTGGTGGGCGTCGAGGAGATGCGCGTCATCCTGGAGGTTGGTGGGGCAGGTGGCGGTGCTGCGGTACAGGTGGGTGACATCTACGACGCCACGGGCGGCATCGTCCTGGTGGGCTCCTCTGATGAGTCGTACTTCGACAGCCAGCGCCCCACTGCCAACCCGCTGGCCTACTTGGTGTTCGGTCTCCAGACCGCTCAGGATGGGTCCATCGAGGTCGAGGTCGAGGATGTCGGCACCTACTTCGATGGGAACTTCGAGGGGTACCGGTGGGACGGTACCCCCAACGCGTCGTCTTCCAGCCTGGAGCAGGAGATCGACTACGAGACGGTCTCAGGCTGGAGCGAGGACCCTCCGACCGAGACGACAGTTCTCGACTTCATCCCGCGCACCGATTCTGTGCACCTGTCGCTTACTCCGACGCAGACCAGCCCTTCTGTGCCGACCACTGCTCTCCTGATTTACAGCGCCCTGGTCCGGCGCGTGCCGCGCCCTGGCGTCGTGGCGTTCGGCTCTGGTCATAACGTTGTGCCGCCTTCGGATGGGTGGACGCACCTTGCGCCAGACACCATGTCCGTGGAGTGGATCTACGGCGAGGCAGTTGAGTTCAGCATGGTGTGGACCATCGGTCAGGCTCCGTTCGAGTCAGCGTTGACGTACACGCCTGATCACGGCGTTGAGCGCACCGTCTTCGGCATGATTCCAGCCAGTCGCTACCGCCTCATGATCCAGTTCGATGCGACCTGGTCCGAGACGGATGTCAGCGGGGGTCAGGACATCAACCCGTTCGCCTCTGTCGGCACAGGCACGGGAGCTGTCGCAACGTACACCGTAGACAACGGGTCCGCGCACTTCTGGGTCATCGAGTTCACGGCAGCAGAGACCTCAACCGTGATCGGGCTTCACCCGAACGCGAACCTTGAACTGGGCTCCTTCGGCTCCGTCTCGTGGCAGATCGATCAGTACATGGTGGAAGAGATCCTGGAGACGGACGCTACCGAGCCTGACCCGGGCCGGTTCCAGGCGCGCACGATGTACCAGGTGAAGGCGTCGCAGGGTCCGATTCTGACCAACCTCCGCCGTGCCTCCTGTGGCGTCATGGCGGAGATCACCTACTCCCTGCGGGCAGGAAACCCGTTCAAGTACCGCAACCCGATCTTCGCTGGCGGTCTGCCCACTGGTACCTCGGTGACCATCCCGGATGTGCCGTGCTCTGAGGATGGCCTGCCGCAGATCATCAACTTCTCCTACGACCCGTCGCTGGAGGCTGTCGTTCCCGCTGACCCGAGTTGGGCGGGTGGTGGCGCGAACCTGACGTTCAACGATCGCGTCATGTCGCCCACGGCTCGCCTCGGTGAGTGGGTGTACCGGATTACGGCAGATGCTGGCGGCTCCTTGGCCGTAGTCAACAACTACTACTTCCCCTCGGAGGTCACTTCCGGACCTCTCCCCATCGGCGGTGACACCCTGACCGTCAGCGCGTACGTGCGCGCTACCACGTCAGGCACGCTGGGCGTCTTCGAGATGAACTGCTTCGTCACCATGACTGGCCACCCGTCGTTCTCCAGCGGTGACACGGTCAACGTGGCGGTGGTCGGGCAGTGGTACCGGCTAGAGACGACGTTCACCCTCCCGGACAACGTGACTCTGTCCGGGATCGAGTCAGGCTTCTTCCCGCCCGATGACGTTGCGGCAGCCGTGGGCATGGAGGTCGATGCCCTCATGATCCAGCGTGGGGACGTTGCGACCGAGCCGTTTGACCAGACCACGCCGAACACTGAGTGGTCTGGTGACCCGAACCAGTCGGCGCTTCTGCTCACGCCCCTGGCCGAGGACGTGTCGGAGGACCCTGAGTGCCCCGCTCCGCCCGCACCTCCTGCACCCCCGCAGGTGGCCAACGCGTGCGTGACGGAGCCCAGCTCCTACAACCGGACAGTGGTGAGCGTGCCTGCTGACACGGTTCCTCGGAACCTGACGGCGTACCCGGTCATCACCCTGATCGCTGGCACGGCTCCGGTCCGACAGGCGCGCATCCGCTTCTGGGAGAACCCGGACAACCTCACCATCGACCAGTTGGGGCCGTGCGACTACGACGGCGAGATCATCGTGTCCTACCTGGCGGAGGGTGCCACCATCGTGATCAACGGTGTGCTCCGTGAGGCGACGGTGAGCAAGCCTGGCTTCGTTGACCAGGATGGGAACCACCTGCTGTACGGCCCGGACGGCGGACCGGTCGAGTGGCCCGAACTGACGGGCGGGATTCCGTACCTGGTGACCCTGGAGCTTGACTCTGGTGAGGCGTACACGGACACGCTCATGCTCGTGGATCTGGTGGTCCGCGACTGATGCCAGAAAACCGGTTTTCTGAGAGGGGTGCTCGGTGGCGCTGAACTGCCAGAACCACACTGCCTACATCTACGACCGTGGTGGGGCTCACCGTCTGTTCCAGGTGAGCCCTCTGACGGTCGTGTCGTGGGAGCGCCTGCGCGATGACATCTCCCAGGCGACGGTGACCATCGTGAACCCGGGGCCTGACTGCCAGGAGCAGATGCGCACCGCTGCCCCGAACCGCAGTGAGTTGGTCATCTACCGGGGCGACGAGCGGGTCTGGGAGGGGCCGATCTCCCACATCGCGTGGCACCGGGATCGCATCATCGTCCAGGCGAAGGACGTCATGTACTACGCCTACCGGACGATCATGCGTGCTGCGTACAGCAACGCGTACCCGAACATCGAGACGACTATCCAGCGCTCCATCAACGTGCTGGGCGAACTGTCACGCAAGGAGGCGCTGGACCCTCCTATCAACGTGCTCCCCCACGTGACGGCGTTCACCACGGCCACAGACTCACAGACCTCGAAGTCCACGATCCCGTACGAGTCCACGGTCTTCGAGGACATCGATGCGATGGCGTGGCGCGCTGGCCTGGACTACACGACCATCGGTCGGCGGATCCTGCTGTTCGACACGCACACCATCTGGTACACGACGCCGACTGTGACGGAGGAGGACTTCCTCAGCGACATCGTGGTGACGCAGTACGGCATGGAGGGTGCAACCATCGCTGCCGTCACGAGCGGCACGGGTGTGTTCGCGACGACGGGCGGCGTGGACCCGTACTACGGCGAGTGGGAGATCCTGGACAGCGCGTACAACGAGGACGGCACAGAGGCTCCGACGCAGGCAGCGCTCCTGTCGCAGGCGGAGCGGAACCTGAACGGGCGCAACCCGGTGCCGCTGCATGTGCGTGTGCCGGACAACTCGCAGTTGAATCCGAACGGTGTGCTGACGATGGCGGACCTGGTTCCTGGTGCTCGCATCCCCCTGCGGGCGACGCTGCTGACGCTGAAGGTCTCGCAGATGCAGAAGCTGAACCGCGTCGTAGTGACGGAGGATGGGGACGCGGGCGAGAAGATCGCCATCACCCTGTACCCGGCGTCAGCCAACGACGTACCCCCGGAGGACTAACGTGCCGAACCTTGTACCGCAGGACATCAACGAGTGGATGCGCAGGATGGAGTCGCGCGTCACTGAACTGACGCGACGCCAGAACAACCTAGTTCCAGGTGACATCGATGATGGGGTGGATCTGGACGGCTACATGTCGTCCGGGCGCTGGCGCAGAAAGTCCAATGTCGGCACCACGACGGCACTGGGCTACCCGTTCGACGGCGCGGCAGGAGTGCTGGAGGTGTACTGGGCTCCAGATGGCGTCAGCGTCCAGGTGCAGCAGATCTTCTACCACCGGACCGGTGGTATCTACTCCCGCTGGTGGAACGGTGCCGTCTGGTCCGCGTGGGCTGCTGCGTAATGCCACGTCAGACACACCTTGTAGTTTTTCTTCATGCTCTACCGATCCGTTTTCACGCTGCCGCAACCTAGCCCGACGGTGACACCCATGCCCGACATCCAGCAGGTAACCGACTTCTCTTCGGCCATCTCCGGTTTCATCGGAGCTGCTGTCTTGCTAGTGGCAGGTCTCACCTACCGGCAGGCACGTATCTGGTTCGGGGAGGTGATCGCGGATGTCAAGATCACGAAGAACCAGACCACGAATGACCACGACACGAACTTGAGGGATGACCTCTCCAAGGCGCTGGCCAGCATCGACAGCGTGGCCACCTCGGTGGCCAAGTTGGACAAGACTGTGTGTGCGATGCATGACGACATCCGAGAATCGAGGAAGGACGTACGGTTCAACACGGAGTACATCCGTGACGTGGATAAGCGTCTGAACGAGTACCAGAGGAAGCACCACCAAGGAGGAAGTGATGACTAAGCGAGTGATCCCACGCGCTGAGTGGGGGGCGCGGTATGCGCCCAGCGGGTACAAGCGGAAGATTGGTGCGCTGGACAAGTGGCTGCACCACAGCGTGACGGTGGCACCGGATGTCGTGCCACCGTATGACGACGACTACGCATCGGTCCGCGCCATCGAATCGATTACAGAGCAGCGCTTCGGTATCGGGATGGCGTACACGTTCCTGATCACCCCGGCTGGCCTCATCTTCGAGGGCCACCCGGTGGACCAGGTTGGCGCGCACACGGGCGGCTACAACACGGGCAGCGCGGGCATCTGCCTGGTGGGTAACTACGAGAAGGATGACCCGACAGACGCCATGATGCAGTCGCTGGACTGGCTCCTGCACCACGGCAAGGACAAGGGCTGGTGGCAGCGGGCCAACCTCCAGGGCGGTCACCGCGACACCAAGGCCACGGCGTGTCCTGGCCGGAACGCCTACATGCTGATCGATGACGTGAACGATGGGAAGTTCCACGACGGCGCTGAGTTCGTGAACAACCCGATCGCGCCGCCCAAGCCTGAGTCCAAGGGGCTCAAGATAGATGGACTGTGGGCCGGTCTGACCACGCGCCGCATGCAGCAGGTTCTTGGCACCACCCGGGATGGGGTTGTGTCTTCGCAGCCGCTGTCCTGGAAGGCTGACAACCCGGGCCTGACCGGGGGCTGGGAGTGGGTCTTCGACCCTGACGGCTCTGAGGTGGTCGGCGCTCTCCAGGAGATCCTGGACGTGAAGAAGGACTACATGATCGGGCCGAAGACCATCAGCGCTCTCCAGGAGCGGATGGGGACGACGGTCGATGGTGAACTGTGGCGCAAGAGCCCGGCGATCAAGGAGCTTCAGCGCCGCCTGAACAAGGGCCGTGTCTGAATCCGCGCCGCACGTTCTCCGCGATCGTCACTGGCTCCAGGTGGTCAGGGTTGACGCAGGCACGGTTACGGCACAGGTGGTCTAGTACCAACCCCTCGGGTATCGGTCCCACGAGAAGTCCGTAGGAGATCCGGTGGGCGATCCGGGTACGGCGAGAGGGCCAGTGGAACTCGCCGTACCCACCGCCCTGATCACCCCCGGTCCAGTACCAGCAGCATCCAGTGACCAGCACTCTCGTCCAGAACAGTGCCTCGTAGTTTGCCTCGGAGGGGCGATGCACCTGGTCTAGGTTGTTGTAACGCCAGCGGGCGTAGTCGGTCTTGCACAGGGAGCGGGCGACAGCGGGCTTCCCACAGTGGCAGAGTTTCACGAGCCTAGGATAGCCAACGAAAGGGAAAGATCTAGATGAAGATGCCCAGCCCGAGCACGCGGCGTTGGATCTACAACGTAGCCAACGCTGGCCTGCTGATCACTGTCGGATACGGTGTGTTCACTGGCGAGCAGGCTGCCCTGTGGGGCCTGCTCGTGAACGCCGTCCTCGGCATGGCGGCAGCCAACACCCCAGGCCACATCGAGACACTGAACGTGGAGGAGAACTGATGGATCTGCATCCGGCAACCGTGAAGGTGCTGTCGTACTTCGAGTGCGAGCACCTGAAGGACCGATCTCTGGTCCTGTACGAGACCTCGAAGCTGTACCGGGACCTGGCACACACGCTGGCTGATCGGCTCCCGCCCGTGCCCAAGACGACCGACGCGCTGAACGCGCTCCTGCGGTCGAAGGATGACGCGGTGCGGGCGGCGCTGGATCTGCTGAACGACGCTGAGACTGAGAAGGTCTCGCACAAGCGCGTAGGCTGACGGCGACCCCCCAGGGCTCGAAGGTCGAGAAAGCCCCTCAGATGGCGATCTGAGGGGCTTTCTCATGCCCGGGGTACATGGACGCGCTGGCGGGATTTGAACCCGCGTGTACGGCTTTGCAGGCCGCTACCTCGCCTCTCGGTCACAGCGCGGTGGCTGGCCACCCAGGACTTGAACCTGGAAACTCCCCGTCCAGAGCGGGGCGGGTCTGCCTGTTCCCCTAGTGGCCATTGGTGCTGCCCGAGGGTGCCGACCCCTCCACGCTCTAGGAGCGCCTGGTTTACAGCCAGGCTGCGACGCCGGTCGCTGGACAGCTTGCAGTTCGGCCCCCGGCACGTGGACACCGGGGGCCGAACCAAGGAGGAAGCACGCGCCGTGGCCTGCTTCGCTACAGAGGCTACCGCTTCTTCGGCTTCGGCAACCCATCGACTTGATGCTGCTCCTCCGCGTGGACCCAGCACCAGAAGGTGGTCTCGCCACCCTCTTTGCGCCGGTACACCGCCCGGTTCGGGGCGTGCGTTCCGACCGGCCACGCCAGATGCACGTTGCGCAGGCACCGGTCACAGTGGACCGGCTTCTGCGGTCGGTACCGCGACCAGGTGACCTTGGCGCTCGGAGCCTTGGTCACCTTCGGCTCTGGGATGGGGATCCCCAGGTCCAGCGCGTCCTGGATCATCGCGAGACGCGGACCGTGGTGGCTGGCCACCGAGTGCAGGCGTTGTGGATGTCGTGCAGGAAGGCCAGCGTGCTCTCCACGGTCCCCCACCCGTTCCCCGGCTCTACGGCACGGTACTTCGGAACGTCCGAAGAGATCGCCAGGATTGCTTCGTAAGCAGCCTGACCGAGCGCTGCCGCCGAACAGCCGTCGAACGCTGAGATGTCGCAGCCAGCCTCACACCACATCCACGCCGTGTTCGAGGTGTGGTTCCGGTCCCAGATCGAGGCAGGCTCACCGCCTGTAGGTGCCTCCAGGTAGACGTCGTACGACACGGCTACTCCTCGATGAGTGGGGCCAGTTCAGCAACCGACTTGTGCGCCCACATGGACGCGTTCTCCAGGTTCTTCAGCGCCTGATCCTTCGCACGCCCCGGAGGCAGCAGGCGGTCCAGGATGGAAGCGAACTCCCGATATTGGATGCGCAGCTCTCGATGTACGGGAAGGGTGGCGCCGTCCCCCTCGATGGTGGCCTTGTGGAAACCGAACCGGTGCTCGATCTCCTCAGGGCCAATGCTCGCGTTGCTCACGGCTGTCTCCTCTGCGTGGTTTGCCAGGTCGATCAGATGCTGACCGACCTGACGAGCGTAGTCAGGGTCGAAGGACAAGATCTCTCGATGCCAGTCCTTGTAGGTCTTCCCATTGGACCCGTGTAACTCAACCTTCACCCACGCCTCCAGCACCACATGCTTGGGGAGTGCTACGCCGCTTGGCGCGTCACCCTCCTGGATGCCAGTCACTCGCCAGTACTGGTCGGCGTTGGTGCTCCCGGTTCGCACCTCCATCAGAACGGCACCTTGTTGCCCATCTTGCGCAGCACACCGTCACGAGCCCGGGAGTACGCCTCCTCGGGGTCGTGCCCGGCCTCGTGCAGCGCCAGCGCGGCAGTCTCGACGCGCCGCTCCACATCCTCCAGGTAGGAGAGCTCCTGCTCGGTGAGGGTGTCGCGGTAGTTGTACGCGCGCCGCTTGCCGTCCGGGTCCACGTACGACTTCGAGCCCTTCTCCGCGATGAAGTCCTGAAGGATCTCGTCCCGACCCTCGCTGCTGTTGTTGAACAGCCGGTTGTACAGGTCACGGGTGGAGCGCCGGTAGGCGTCCGGAAAGCGGTCAGACAGGTTCAGCGTGCGGATCATGGACACAAAGTCCTTGCGCGTGTCGATGCCCAGACGGCGAGCAGAGAACCAGGAGTTGAACGTCTCGGCCGCAGCTTCCTTCTGCTCGTCGGAGGCGTTCGGGTTGAGCGCCATACCATCAAGCCAGTAGGAGCGCAGCGCCGACGCGGACTCCTTCATCCATGCGATGACGACTTGGCGCGTCTCGTCCGACTTGATGCGGTGGACGCTCATGCTCATGAGCCAGACCATGAACGAGTCCAGATCGAGCAGGGTGGTCTCAGTCCCCTTCTCGTTGGTGCCCTTCTTGGTGACGATGGCCGGGTGCTCCCGCGCTCGCCGGACCTGGCCATTGGGAGCGAGCCCCAGGGTTGTGGAGGCCGCGTGAAGGGAGACGTAGATCTCGTCGTCGATGAGGTAGGAAACGATCGGCGCTCCGCCGACCTCGATCTCTGCTGCGTTCATGGCATGATCCTATCGCATCTGTGAGGCCATACAACTGTGATGGGATGCCGTGGCAGCATCCCATCACAGTTGTTACAGCATCAGAACTTGTCCAGCCAAATCAGGGTCGCCACCGTGACGAGGACGCCTATGACGCCCCCGACGAGGAACCCTCCGACGAAGCCAAGGGCCTCCATCAGCCGATCCTCTTCTTCATCTCAGCGACCTCGGCCTCAAGCGCATCGATGCGGTCAAGCATCTCCTGGATGGACGCCCGCATCTCGCCCTTGACGCGACGCTCTGCATCCCACGCGGCGAGATCCGCATTGGTTGGGCTGACGCCACCGTTCATCATCAGAACTTGCCAGCCACGAAGTTCGAGATCATCGCCGGAGCGCTGGCATCGAACCCCACCACGTCCAACGAGCCCGCGTCCTCCGGGTCGGCGATGGTGAACCCAGTGGAGGTCATGCCGACCACGATCAGGCGAGCGTCCCGGTTGAACGTCTTCCGGTAGGCACGCAGCGCCTCCATCGGCTGCACCTTCCCAGCCCACGTCTCGTTGTCGGTGTAGATGACGAACGCGTCGTAGACCTTCTTCTGAGAGCCAGCCCACAGCATGGGCAGCGCGCAGTCGGTGCCACCCATCGGCAGCGCAGCCGTCTCGCGAACGATGTCGTCCAGGCGGCGGCGCGGGGACAGGCCAAGCTCCGTGATGCCTGCGCCGAAGCCTGCGTACATGCCCTTGTTCCCGGCCGACTTCCACCCGCCCGACGTGAACGCGATGGTGTCGGTCGTGTCCTGGTCGGCAGCGAGGGTTGCCATCGCCATGGCGACAGAGCCCTCACGTGCGGTGATGTTGCTGTTCTGGATGCGACCCATGCCCATGGACCCAGAGATATCGAGCGCGATGCAGATGCGCTTGCCGCTGGTCTCCACGTTCTGGAAAGCCGTGTAGAACAGGCCGTCCAGCGCGTCCACGATGGCCTGCTTCGGACGCCACGAGAGCGAGCCACGGAAGCCCTGGCCGCTGGAGTACGTCTTCAGCGCTGTGAGCGCGTTGAAGGGGTGGATGCGTGCGCGTCGCACACGCTCCGGGTCCTTCAGCACGGACACGGCCATCCGCGTCACCAGGGGCTCATCGAACACGCCGATGCTCGTCATGCGACCGAGGTTGCGCAGCAGTGCGGTGAACGGCAGGCGCTCCTGCGCGATCAGCGCAGACCACACCTTCGGGTCGGTCAGGGACTCCGTGGGAAGCATCTCCCACGTCAGCATGTCCGCCTCGATGGGCGTCAGCTTCCCCGCCTTGACCGCCTCGAACTGTGCAGCGTGCTCCGGGAGCACATCCTCGTTCACGGTCGTGGGCTTCCCAGACTTCTGGGCGTCCTCGATCGTGACCACGCCGTGCGCTGCGTAGTCCAGGACGCGCCGCGACGCAGGGTCGGTGACCTTCGGGTGCGCCTGACGAAGCACGTCACGGTGCGACCAGCCACCACGCTGGCGGTACTTGACGATCTGGTAGGCCAGCGCGTCAGCATCCTTGGCTGCGTACCAGGACGAGATCAGCGTGCGCAGGCCACGGCCCCAGCCACGGAACGTGGTCGCGTAGTCGATGAACTCGAAGAGGTGCGTGCCCGTGCGAACGAAGTCCGTGAAGTACATGGAGATGTCGGCGCGGACCGGGTTGCGCTTCGTGACACGTGCATCGCCCTCGCCCTCGGTGACCGTGCCGGGCGTCTGCGTGAACAGGACAGCCAGCGCCAGGAGAACGGTGGAGTGGCGCGGTGCGATGTTCTCCTGGTCCGCCTTGCGCAGCACGGCCAGGTAGTCCGCAGGGAACTCCCGCGCCAGGTCCTTCAGGAAGTCCACGTTCTGCTTCGTCAGGTCGCGCTGGCTTGCGTAGAAGCTGCCGCCCTCAGTGCCGAGAACGAGGAACCGGCGCAGCCGATCCATCGGGCTGACCTCGAAGACGTACCCGCCAGCGTTGTTCTTCACCTGGCGCTTGTTGTCGCGCTCGGTCGGCAGCGCGGGCTCAATCATGTCGCTGTACTTCACTGCTTCCTCCTCAGAAAGAACGAGTGGCCCCCCGGTAAGGGAGGGCCACTCGGCTGGCATCGCGGATGTGAAATGAGGATGGGGAGTCATCAGGAGAAAACCCATCGGCTCCGACCCGCGATGAAAGGCGAGTGACGGATGTGGGGATGCAGTTCCGGTGGCTAAGCCAAGCCATACGCGGCAAGCGCGCATTTGGAGTCGAACCAAAGATAACCGGGGTGCTTCGACCCGTCACAGATTCAGTTGTAACGACGGAAGTGTGATCGAGATCGGAGGTTTATGTGATGGAGGATTCGAACCTCCCCGTCCCTCTTGCGAGGGCTGATCTCCCTAGCCAGCACATGGGTAACCGATAACTTCGGCCCGTCGATGTTCAGTTGTAAGTAGTGGATGTGTTGGAGAGTCCGGGTCTCCCGGTGTCGCTGTCACACGTGCGCCGAGGGTGGTATCGAAACCACGTAGCCAAATAACCGGCCTCATTCGACCCACTACGTATCAAGTTGTGAGAGACGGATGTGCTATCGAACTGGTGCAGGCTGTCAGGCGCTGCAATGGGGGTGGCATCTCTGCCGTGGTGACGATAACCAGAACGTTCGACCCGTCTCAGAAAACATGTTTTCTGGGGTGCGTCGGATATGGGGCGAGGCTCGCTGACGGTTCCACGGCCAAGGGTGTCATTTCACCGGACGGGGTTTAGCCCGCCAGCCGATGGGACCCAGATAAGAGGTCTGGGTAAGCGAATCTCTTCGACCCGACGCTATGAAGTTATACGTGGCGGTCATGTAGGTGCAGATCGCTTTATCCAGGTGCTCTGCCGGATTGAGCTACCTCCCGGGGGAAGTCGGGAGAGGTGGATTTGAACCACCAACATCCTGGTCCCGTTAAGCGATTTGCTTCGGCCCGCCACTTTTCAGTTGTAACCACGGATGTGGGATTGCGATGCCGGACATTAATCAGATTAGCAGTCTGGGATAACCGGCGTTGCTTCGACCCGTGGCGATGAAGTTGTCTCTCGGATGTGTAAGTGGCTACCGGGGTTCATTTCAGTGTGAGAACCAGAAGCCTTCGACCCGAAGAGTGAAGTTGTGCCCTGCTGGATGTGTGAGTGGAGCCGGGGTAAGTGTCCTAGGCCGCTGGACGACGGGGAAGCTAACTCCCCCGGCAGGATTCGAACCTGCGTTCCTCTCGTGAAAGGAGTAACCGGCGTTCCGTTCGACCCATCAGGTATACCGACAACCTACACGGACTGCGCGAGGTGCGCAACCGGATTGGCTACGGGTTCGGCATCTGGAGCATCGGCACCGCGCCGTTCTCCGTGATGACCACGAAGCCCTTCTTGGCGATGGCCTCGATGAACTGCTGCTGAAGGATCTCTGGCGACAGCTCCTTCGACTTCGTGGCGTTCTTCTGCGCCTCGATCTTGGCCTGCTCCAGGCGGGCCTTCTCCGTGTCCACCAGGGCCTGGGCCGCAGCCTTCTCGGCGTTGGCGTTCTTGATGGCCTCCGGCTGGACGATCTCCTGGATGTCCACGTCCTCCACCACGATGCCCAGCACGTCGAACTCCTTGGTCAGGCGCTCCTTGACCTCCGCCTGGATCTCAGCGCGCTTGTTCAGCAGACCCAGCGTCGTGTACGTGACCGGGATCTCGCGCATGGCCGAACGGATGCCAGGCTCGATGACCTTCGTGAGCACGTTCTCCTGGCTGCCGAACCGCGAGTACAGGTCGCTCACCCGGTCGCCCTTGATGCTGTAGCGCAGCGTCAGGTCGATGTCTGCATCCACGCCGTCCTTGTCCTGCACCGTGATGCGGGGGCCTGTGGCGTCTCCGCCGGTGTAGTTGGTCTCGCCGCCAGCGATGTAGGAGACGGTGTTGTCGCGGATGTCCCACGTCGTGGCCGAGACCCACGGGGCCTTGCCGTGGAAGCCCGCCTCGTACGTCTCACCGATGACCTCGCCGGAGATCGAGCGCAGGACCTTGGCCTCGCCCGGGTCCTGCCGGTAGAGGCTCCCGAACCCAGCGAAGATCAGCGCCAGGACCACGAGACCGCCAGCGATCTTGAACCCGAACCGGCGCGTCTCGCCGCCGCGCTCCTCCTTGCTGATGGCACCGCTGCCCAGGAAGGCGAGCACCGCCAGAACCGCGACGATGATGCTAATGACAAACCAGCCCATGAACTTCCTCCTTGTTGGTACTGCTACTTGATCGGCTGAACATCCAGCCGGTTGTACGACTTGCGCTTGGTTGCGGGGACGTGTCCGCCGTTCACGTGAACCCAGCGGACTACTGCCGTCCCGGTGCTCCCCTGCACTCCCTGGAGATCAGGCTTGGCGCTGTCCTTCAACGCGTTGCCTTCCCGCACCATGCGAGCGCCCTCCAGGTAGCGCTCCACGGCCTTGATCTGATCGTCGTTCTCGATCAGACCTTCGGGCTGCCAGTCCCCGCGACACGTCGCGTAGAACTCGCAGAACTTTGCACAAAGCTGAGCAGGCTCGTCACGGGGAGCCTCGGTGTGAAAGATGGCCGCGTACTTGGCCTCCCTCACCCGCTCCTCCACCTCTTCGATCACCTGCATGTCCATCGATCCGCTGATCACGTACGGCTCTGGATCCTTCCCGGAGCGGTCCACGTAGATCAGGGACCAGGTGGCGTTCTCGGTGAGGAGTCCCATCTGGATGGCACCGAGGAGGTAGATCATGACCTGCGCCTTGTGCTTGAACGGCGCACCGTCATGCTTCACGGAGGTCAGACCGTCCCGGCTCTTGAAGTCAATGATGGCATCAAGGTCCGGATCGAGTATGTCTGCCGTCCCGTGTGTCTTGTCGCCGGATGGCAACTCCACCTCGATGGGCACCTGCTTGCGGCTACTGGGCCTAGAAGCCACGTACGCGCTCTCCAGGCCCTCCCCGACCCACGTGCCGATGAACGCCGCCCAGGGGGGCGTCTTGCGCTCCTCGCGTGGCGTCTCCATGAAGACGTGGGCCATCTTCGCCCGGCACCCTCCCAGGTCGCTCGGACCCAGAATCCGCTGAACGGACTGCTGGGTCCGAGCGCTGTTCATGGACTGCGCCGAGTAGGCGTCCACGACGATCTTCGAGAGGTCAGTCATGGCGCCACGATAGGAGCCAGGGCTGACATCAGAGCTTCCCCCTGGGCGGCAGCCGGTACCCGAAGCGCTGAGCACGCAGCGCCAGGAGGTGTCCGTCCGGGTGGCCAGCGATGTGCTCCACTTCAGGCAAGCGCATGCGCCGGGCGTACGTGGTGCCGTTGACCTTCCGCCCCACGTTCAGCAGACCTTCGCCCACCTTCTCGACAGGGATGTGCTCCCCCGTCGCGTGGTGCACCGTCTCCGCCGCCGACACAGCGTCGGTCTCCCCCGCCCGGAAGATCCGGTACAGGTGGTCGTCCAGCGGCTCATCCCACAGGGCTACCCAGCGGATGGCCCGACCGAGGTGGGATAGGGACCGCGTGATCTCCGGGCGGTACTGAGCCACGTACGACTCGAACGGCCCACCCAGTTCCGACAGGAACCCACGTGCGATGACCGAGCGCACCACCAGGTACGGGTCGCGCATCATCCGCAGCAGCATCGTCCCCTCGGGCAGCGACTCCAGGTGAGGGATCGCCAGCCATGAGGACTCCGGTCGGGTCAGTGGCCCCTCCGTCTCGGGTGTGAACTGCTCCTCATGCCCGCACGGGTGACCGACCTCGGTGAAGAATCGCGCTGCCCACGCGGTGCCAGAACGCCCACACCCCGTGACCAGGAACGGCCTACCCATAGATCTTCGCCGCCTGGTTAGCCCGACCAGAGGTGTTCTTCCCGTGCCAGTGCCAGGTCCAGGTGCGCTCCGGCATGTGCGAGAAGCGAGCCTCCGCCTCGCGCAGCGCGAGCCACAGCCCCCAGTCCTCGCAGTCCTGATAGGGCCAGCCGTCCGTGCCCGGGACCGGGAACCCCCCTACCTGGCGGATGAGATCTGTCCGGGCGAGCACTGTGACCGGGATGAAGTTGTTCTGGCTCAGCGCCTCCGGGTTGAAGGTCTTGCCGAACGCTGGCTCGCCGTTCACGAGAAGCGGGTCCAGGTCGTTCCGGATCTTCCCACCCTTGTTGATGTCGAACCACGGGTACACGATGTCCGACCCGGTGCCGATCATGTGCCCCAGGCACTTGGCCAGGTGCCCCGGCTTGAACTCATCGTCATCGTCCAGGAAGGCCACCAGCGGGGTGTCGATCTCCCCAAGCGCTCGGTTGCGTGTGGCAGCCGCGCCCTCCCCAGCACCATCCACCTGAACGTGGCCTTGCACCTTCATGTCTGACTCTTCACGGATGGAGGCCATGGCCCGCTTCAGAAGATCTTCCCGTCCAGGGATGGTCGGGATGACGACCGTGATTTCACTCATGCGTACTTCCGATCCATCTGTAGGAATGTGACCCCGCGTGGTGTCGGCAGGCTGATCCGCTTGAAGCCAAGACGCTTAGCCTCCAGCGCCACCCCCCGCGAGAAGTCGTTGTACTTGGTGGCACCTGGCTCGCCGCAGTCATGGATGCCGACGATCGCTCCCTGCGACAGGAGCGGACGGATGAGGCGAAGCTCCGGGACGCGCAACTCGAACAGCGAGTCCAGCCACGCGAACCCGACCTGCCCCGCACGCCCGCCGTCGATCAGTTCCTGGATGCCCTCCAGGCTTGGCTGTGGGGCGACCTGCACGGGGAGGCCCGCCACGCGGTCAGCGGTCGCAGCAACCCGCGCTGTGTCCACCTCGAAGGTCACCAGGTGCCCGACACCTGCCTGGAACAGGACGTTCCCGATCAGTTCCGCCGTCTGCCCGAACGCTGAGCCGGTCTCGATGACGAGATCCGGACGCAGCGCCTCCACGAACGCGGCAACCAGGCGGCTGATCTCGATCTCTGTCGAGTCCGAGTCCGGGGAGTGCCAGCGCTCAGGGTGCGGGCAGTCAGTGCGCGGTTCGGTGAACCGGGACTCCAGTTCCATCAGTCGTCCTCCTGCGATTCGATCAGGTCACACGCCTGCCCCAGAGCCCACCAGAGGTCACGCGCCTGCTTGGCCGTGAAGTCCTTCTCGACGGACTCGCCCTCCTCGTCCAGGCGCATGCGGATCCAACCAGGTCGGCAGTCATCGAGGTCAGCCACTAGTTGCACCAGGTCTCCCTGGTGTCCGACGCTCCATGTCATGTGTGCAGGCATCAGTTCTTCACCACCATCCAGAACATGAGGGCTAGGAACGCCAGCGTGGCGACGGACTCGATTGCCTCTGGCCAGGTCATGCGCCCTCCGTCATCCAGTAGGGGTCAGGGTCGACCTCCATCAGGTGCAGGGAGTGGAAGGGGCCGGTCAGCTTCGCTTCCAGTGGCGGGACGAGCATCGCCATGAAGACCCCCTCCGGCACGAACTCACGCCGCGCCTCGAACAGTTCCTCCCGTGTCGGCTCACGCAGCGCGTGGCCATCGCCAGCGAGGTGTGAGACCGACAGGTGGTAGCGGCGGCGCGGCCCGTCCATGCTGACGTACGCCATGACCTTCCCGTCGTGCACCTTCTTGGAACGGGCCTTCACTCGGGTGCTTTCGGGCAGGTGCTCGTCTTCCCAGTCGCTCATGCATCCCCCTCGGGCAGAGTCAGCGCGTGAGCCTGAACCTTCGCCTGTGTGTCAGGGCCGGTCTGGCTCACCTTGTGCTTGCCCCACAGGGCGCGGACCTGCTGCTTGGTGGTCGCTCCCAGGAGTTCGTCCATGGCGTCGCTCGTGAGAACGAAGCGCTCCACTGGCTGGGCGTCGTAGACCTCGTGGTCGGGGTCCGGCTCATCGGTCGGCAGGGACAGCGCCTGGATGAGCGCAGTGCGGTAGGCCACCGACATGGCCTTGGCCACGCACTTGTCGCCGGAGTCGAACGCCTCGCCAGGCGCGCACGTGACGATCTCGTCCTCGCCGTCCGTGAAGACGTACTCCACGGTCACGACCACGGTGTTCATGATCGAACCCTTGGACGTGGTGGCAGTGCCCTTGTCCAGCCCCACTAGGCGGGGGTAGACCACCACCCCGTGCTTGATGAGCGCCGGGGAGACCGCGTTCAGCACGGCGTCGATGCCTCGGAAGTTGAAGCCCTGCGCGCTGTTGCGCTCAGCCTTGCCCACCGCGCCGATCTCCCGCTTCACCGCGATGAGACGCTGCGCCAGGTTCGGCGGGTCGTTGTCGATCTGAATCGTGGCCACCGTCTCGCCAGCCGCGTTCACCACATCTGCGTCGGTCATGCTTCCTCCGTCTTTTCGTGGAACTGCACTACACGGATGCCTGCCTTGTTGGCTTCCCGGATCATGCTCGCGGTACCCGGGGAGTTGTCCTTCACGAACGCCAGCACCACATCCGCCCCAAGGTGCGCCATGCGCTTGTTGCGCGTCGGCCCTGCGATGCGCCCGTAGCGCTGCCACTCGGCAGGGTGTCGCTCTACGGCCACGCTGCGGCCCTTCTCCTGAGCCCACCGGTCGGCGATGGCGTCCGCCCCGCCTCGGCATGCTCCGTGCACCAGCGTGAACCGCTCATCCTCACCGGTCTGCGCGCTGCGCCAGGCCAGGTAGAACGCGTCCAGCGCCGTGTTCACCGCATCAATGTCGGTGAAGTACCGGGATCCGCATACAATGACTCTGCTGTTCATGGAACCAGCTTCCTGGGTAGCTTGGCTGACACCAAGAAGGGGCTGTGGGGGAAACCCTGCGGCCCCTTCGTCATTTCCGAGGCTCCCAGACGACGGTGTATGTCGTCTCACCGACGATGTGGGGCGGGTCATCGTGCAGCCGACGACGACGGGACCAGCGCTCGTGCTTCCCATCCCGGCACCAGCAGGTTGGAAAACCGGTTTTCTCGGATTCGATCTCCTGGACTTCACCGTTCTCTACGATGACTACCCCGTTGACCGGGACCTCCACGTCCTTGGTGTCTGTGATCATCGCTCCCCGCCGATCTCGTCGCCCCACGTTTCCAGGTACTCCTCCACGATCTGGCAGACCAGGTTCGAGACGCTGCGGTTCTCCTGCTCTGCCGCTCGCGTCAGCCGGTCCTTGACCTCTCGGCTCGGGTAGAACCCCACCTGTCGGGGGTACCCGCTTGCCGTTCTATCTACCGCCATGCCCACCTCCTTGCGTTAGTACGACTCTACCACAGTGTAGAGGTAGTGCCAGTCAGAAGAGGTGCGGTCGCCAGCTCTTGAGTCGGTGGCAGTTCGAGCAGAGCGTCTGCATGTTGTCCACGACGTGATTGCGGCGATCTCCGTCGATGTGGTCCAAGTCCATCTGGCACCGGTCTTCAGCCTGGAACCCGCAGCGGATGCAGGTGTCTGACTTGATATCAGTGAGTGTCCCTCTTCGGTCCGCCTTCATCCGCTTCTGATGCTGCCGGTAGGCGACTTCGCATCGGTAGGTGTTGCCATACACGATGATCTGGACCGGTCCGCAGTTCGCGCAGTCTGCGGTACGCGCCTCGAAGTCCTTGTTCGTCAACTTGTGGACGTGTGCTCCCATGACGAAAAGTGTAGGCCCCTTTTTTCCCAACAAAAAAGCCCCGGCTGTCACCAGGGTTGGTGACAGCCGGGGCTGTGTGTGGCCCGTGAAGGGCCGTGGAGGGTGCTACCCCTCCGGGAGGGCGGCGCTTGGCAGATAGGGCGAGAGATCGCCAGCGCGGGTGTTCCTTGGAGCGATCACGGTGTATCCGCCCTCATCGTCCAGCAGGATCCATCCTCGCCATGACCGGATCGGAACCACGCGCACGTCATCGACGTACCGGCTCGCCATGATCCCCATCTCGTACCCCCACAGGGGGTACTTGTGCGCCTTGGCGTGGCAGGTCCGGCAGCCCAGAGCGATGTTGCTCCGGGCGTGGCCGCCGTCGCGGCGGGGGATGCGGTGCATGGCCTCGTGACCGACCGCACCGCAGACGATGCACTTGCCATCGTCACGGGCGCGAACGTCCTCACGGACCTTGGTCGGGATCTCGTTGCTCATCCGCGCATGCACGTCCTCACGTCGCTCGCGTACAGCAGCGCCTTGTCGTTGTAGTCCGGGTCGTCCGCGTCCGGCTCCACCAGCTTCTCCATGCAGGAGCGCTGGTAGCGGTTGTCGCCCTCCTCCAGCGCACCGCGCGCCGCGATGACGAGGATCGCCACCCCGGCAGCGACCAGCACCATCAGGTAGATCATCGTTGCCCTAGGATCTCTCTTGGGGCTTGTGGTTTCCGTCATGAGTTCCCTCTCTCTGCGAGGCCCGGACATCTTCACCTCATGTCCGGGCCTCGCGCTATGTGCGGTCAGTACTCGCCGTACTCGATGGCCCGTCCGATCTGGTCCACCGCTTCCTGCATGGACACCACAGGCGTCCACGGCCAGTCGCCACCGCGCTTGAACCGAGACGGCCATGCCATCTCGTCGCGGTCGCCGCGCCAACGCTCCACGATGGATTCGTTGGGTGCTTCCGGGTCGGTGCGCAGACCGAACCCGATCTCAGGCCAGCCCAGGAGGGCCGACGATCCGCGAGGGCGCAGGTTCCTGGTGCCCTTCTCGCCGTTCAGCGTGTGACCGGCGTGAGCCTCGATGACGAGAGACACGCCGCGCTCACGGATGGAGTCGAGAGCCGCCAGGACACCAGCCGCGTCCTCCTCGCTGTTCAGGCCCCCGCTGGACATCTTGTAGATGGGGCCGATGTAGAGCATGTCTGGCTTGTTGCGGTCCAGCAGTCGGTGGATAGCGCCAAGGTGCTTCTCCGAGGTGATCTGGATCCGGCCCGGGAAGGACAGGTTCATCGCCACGCGCGGGTCTACCGCGCCGAGCCCAGCCGCCCGGATGGTCATGGGCCGGACCTTGCGCCGCCACTGTCGCTCGGTGTTCTCGCAGTCCACGACCTGCACCCGGACTGGAGGGATGTCCTCGAACGTGATCGGGTTGATGCCAGCGGAGGCCAGGACGCAGATCTGCCGACCGAGCGTCGTCTTCCCCCCGCCCTCAGCGCCCGTGATGATGACCCGATCCCCGCGCTCCAGCAGATGCGGCAGCACCCAGTCGTATTCGTCGGTCCCTTCGAGCAGTTCCCCCAGGGTGATCGATGACATGTCCGATGAGGTGGACTGCTTGACCGCCTCGAACTCCTGGCGAGCGAGGGTCATCAACTCGGGAACGCTGATCGTGGAGTTCGCTGCCTGGCGCAGGCTGACGGCGAAGCGCTCGACGCGCCTGCGACATGCCTCCTCGTGGATGAGGCGCGCGTGGTGACGCGCCGTCGCGGGGAAGGCCCCGACCGCAGCCTTCATGTCGAATAGCGCGATGAAGTCCACGCCACGCAGCCGTGCCCAGGCGACCGAGTGAGCCTCGGCGATCTCCTGGGCTACCAGTACCTCGGAGATCGGGTCCTGCGCCAGCCAGCGCCGCAGCAGGATCCGCCACACGTGCTCGTGTGCTGGCTGGTAGAAGTCCTCGGGCACCAGCTCCTCGGACAGGGACCGGATCAGGTTCGGATCGAGCAGAGCGGCCCCGATCACGTCCCGCTCTGCGGCCAACAGCGTCTCGTCGTTCCTCTGCTCCAAGTCCATCTCGGTCAAAGTGGCACTCCATCCGGTGAGTAGGCGCGGCCCTTGATGCGCTTGCTGCGCTCCAGGTCTTCGTTCTCCATGAACTTCAGCCAGCCGTCAGGCGAGTAGTTCCAGCCCTTGGCCTGTACGTCCTCGACGTACTTCTGTGTGAGTTCCCATGCGCGGTCCACGTTGTTCAGCCACTCCCACCGGGAGCCAGCCAACTTCAGGTACTCCGGCCCCGGCCAGCGCATCAGCTTCTGGAGCGGGGTGTCGCCTGGTGAGGAGATAGGAGGATCTTCGATCTTCTTCTTGTTCTCCGTCTTGGTCTCCGTCTTGTTAGAGACGCCTGGTTTGCCGACGGCTGGTCCACCGACGGCTGGTCCACCGACGCCTGGTGAGCCCCCGTTTTTGGAAGACTCCAGAACCCGTGGCTCAGCCGCAGTTTTGGCAGGCTCAGCCTCTTCCAAGATCGGCGGCTCAGCCGACACTTTGGCAGGAGGTCCCGCTAGTTCTGGCGGCTGAGGGAAGTCGTAGACCACCATGTTGGTAGACCACCGACCACGCGCGTCCTGCGTCTTTTGGCGGCGCAGATAACCGGCGCTCTCCAGCTCTGACAGCACGGCGCGCATCGAGTCGCGACCCTCCCCGCCCTTGGGGCTCAGGCCAGCTAGACGCTCAGCGCTGGTGGTCCAGTCCTCGGGGCGCGAGAGCAGGTAGGCCAGGACGCCACGTGCCCGCCACGTCAGCCGCTCATCTTCGAGCGCTGCGTTCGACACCATGACGAACTGGTTCGCCGGGCGTGGGCCACGGCGGATCACGCGACCATCTCCATTCCCCAGGCGACGGTCCAGGACCGAGCGCACGCCCAGCACTGGTACGAGACGTGCATCCCGGGGGGATCGAACCGCGCCATCAGCGCTGCGGTCTTCTCGCTGCGGCATCCAGGGCAGTTGTCTGCCGGTACCCGCACTGCGCGATTCTGTGTTTCCACGTGGTCTCCCGTGTTACGGGAATGTGTGGCACTTGGTACCCTGAGGGCAACGGACGTGCGCACACACTCCGATCTCCGCGAGGGGGCTCCTGCCAGGGAGCCCCCTCGGCTCATGTAGTGACTAGATCCTAGTCCCCCATGAGCGACCGGAGTCGGGGTCAGTCGCCCTTGTTGTCCGTGTGTGCCAGGAAAGCGGTCAACCCATCGATAACTTCGATGGCTCCCTCACGGTTCACCTGGATTCCGGCATCATTCCCGCCGAAGATCCACACCGCCGTGTCCGTGGCCAGGCTGGACTGGACGACATCCAGGCTCTCGCCGTAGATGTCCTTCGTCCGCTTGTGGATGCGGAACCCGCGCTGCGTGTACTCCATGCTTCCTCCCTACTTTGTGGCCAGCTTCCGACGCTGGACCGCTGCCTTCCAGGCATCAGTCCACTCTTGCCAGCGCCTGCGGTATGACAGGTTCCGGACGCTCTCCGGGTCGCACCGGCCAGCGCGAGCATCCTTGATGCCACGGTTCAGAGCCCACCCCCAGTGCTGGTCATCGTCTGCCTCCAGCATGCCGCCCATGTACTCCCCTCTCTCGAACAGGCGGCGGTTCTCCGGCGTCGCGGACGCAACCACCACACAGCCCGCAGCGGCGGCTTCCTGGACCTTCAGCGCGCTCTTGGCGCGGTTGAAGTACGTGTCCTTCAACGGGACGAACATGACATCGATCTCCCGCAGGGCCTCGTGGTACTGGTCGATCGGCAGCCAGCCGGTTCCGGTCGCCCGGTCGTGAGGCACGCCGAGCAGATCCGCCACCGGCTCCATGTCACCGACGATGTGGAGCGTCACGTCATCGTTGTGACGGATGACATCAGCCACCGCCGACCCCATGATCTGGAGATCGTTCGGGTGTGACGACAGGGACCCTGCCCAGCCGATACGGACCGGTCTGTCCAGAGGCCCAGCCTTCTTGGCATATGCGTGACCCGGCAGACCGTTGCGGATCACCCGCACCCGGTCATGGTTCCCATAGCGTGGAGCCAGGGCAGGCGTCGAGACCGTGACCAGATCAGCCAGGGCACACGCCGCGTCCAGGTGCTCGAACCGGCGCTTGCCGCCAACCACCTGGTTCCACCTCTTCGATGCCGAGTTGTCCGGCTCGATGCGCCACACCGCGTCGTCCACGTCCACGACAACGGCGATACCCAGGTCCTGGAACGCCTGGATCAGGCGCACCTGCATCGGGGACATGATGCGCTGCATCACCACGAGATCCAGGCCCTCAGGGTTGATGCCCTTCAGCTTCATGGTCCTGTTCTCCACGCCCACCGACACGGCGTCTGGCTGGTACAACTCCACCTGCCATCCGGCCTTCATGCGCACCCAGTCGGCAGGCCAGACCAGCCGGTAGAAAGCGCACGCCCCTATGTCGGACGGAATGATGGCGACTCTCACTAGTCAATCTCCTCCACGTTCCGGTCTCCGTAGATCTCTCGCAGCGTCGCCATGTCGGCTTCGTAGTCCTGCGTATTGCTGGTGAACTCGATCTCCTTCTTCACGTTGTTCGCCAGCGTCACTTCTACCTTCAGTGGCTTGTCCACAGTTCCCCCTGCTCGTGTTGTTCTAGAGACCAGACCCAGATGGGTCGGTCGCATTGGATTCCTGAAGGAGGGCCAGGAGCGCCATCCCGAACTGGGCCGTCTCGCCCCGCGTCAGCTTTACGTGGGCCATGCCAGCCTCGGTCGTCTCGTCGGTGCCACCTTCGATCTTCACGTGCATGCCATCACCCACGCCATCGAAGACATCGATCACGTACCCGCTGAGAGTCGTGATCTCCGTGTGCATACTCATGCTTCCTCCTGCTTGATCGCGTAGTCGTCCGATGTGCCCGAGACCGAGCATCGGGAACATGCCTCGTACGACTTCCCGGTCTTCGGGTTATCGAACCTGGCCCACCTGTGGTAAATCCCTATGACCCCACCGCAGGGAGAGCCGCGCTTCATGCGCTCATCCTGTAGGGCGACCGCCTCGCGGATCTCGTCCTCCCTCACTTGGGCTCCCCTGACAGCGCGTCGATGTACCAGGCCATGGCCTGGTTGTGCCGCGCATCCCACAGCGCGTTGTGGTCCCCACGCGCCTGCTCCGGCATCCGAGGGTTGCCGATGCGGTGGACCTCCTGGCGGAGGTCGTTCGTCCACATGGGGATACCTTCCGGCAGGGCGATCATCGGACCATAGAGCTGACACAGCGCCACGTGGTCGTACGCCCCGTACCAGGCCCACAGTTCCACGTCAGGCGTGTCGCGGATGAAGTCCTTCACCTCGTCTGCGATCTGCTTGACGCCCTTCATGCGAGGGCTCTTGTAGTCCACCAGGTCCAGGTCGTCCCGAACCGGCGAACGGTTACACCCCCCATCCGGGAGCATGGGCAGCCCAGGCACCACGTTCTCCATCAGCCACGGGTGCTTCCGGATCTTGCTAGCGGGAAGCCTTCTGTTCACGGCGTAGTACTCGCGCCCATCATCGGCCACCATGCCGATCGAGATCGGATAGATCCTCCGACCGTCCTCCAGGAACTCCATGTCATAGAAGATCCTCACGAGCCATCACCCGACTCCACGATCTGCCGGTACACGTGCTCCTCGTGGGCGGTCAGCAGTATGTCGGCCCGCTCTGCCACCCGGGGCATGTTCATGACGCTCTCGCGTGGGAACTGCATCCCGCAGTGGCACTCGACGTTCCCGCTTGACCACACCTGGGCACGGTGATCCCGCATGATCTTGGCCACCGCCTCCTTGTCGGCTGCGTACAGGCGCGGACCACCAGCGCGGAAGATGGCATCCGTCAGCGTCTTGACCTTCATGTCCACGGAGTGGTTGCCACGCGCGGCCAGCGTCAGCGGTGCGGCTGGCACCGCTTCCCGGTACGCGACCTCCAGCGCCCCGTCGTCGTAGTGGTCCACGACGATGACCCGGTGCTGCTTCTCGTAGTCGCTGAGCGCCGGTCCTTCCGCAGGCTCGTAGTTGTCCGCCGTCTTCTCCATGGAGATCTTCGTGCTGAATCCCTCCGTGAATCCAGCGCCGAAGATCTCGTCCCACACGGTGGCCAGACCGACACGCACGCCCTGCTGCGCATCAACGCTGGACGGTGGCGGATACCGGTGTGGGTCGGCTGCGTAGGCAGCGGCCATCAACTTCTCGACTGCTTCATCGGGCACGTTCTCGGGCTTCATGTGTCCTCCTAGAAACACCACATGCCGGGGTGCTCTTGGCGCCCCGGCATGTGTAGGTCAGATGGTCAGAGTCCAGCTTCCGTGACCCCGTGTGTTGCCTGCTTCTCGGTGAATCCGTCGTGGACCAACTGGTCGATCAGACCATCCCTGGAGAATGACATCGTGTCCAGGTACTGGTCCGCCTTGAGTGCAGCCTGCTCGTTCCAGTCCGCGTCCAGCCGTCCCACGCCGTACTTGGCGTCAGCCAGTTCGTACTGGTCGTACTTCAACTGCTCGATGAGCCCCGACTTGGAGAAGGGCATCGTGGCCAGGTACTGCTCTGCCCTCTTCTGGGCCTGCTGCTGAGCCTCCGTGGCCTCAGGGTCCACGCCCTGCTCGGTCGGCCCCTCTCCCCCCGGCAGAGCCTCTGTCACGGCCGGAGGGATGAAGTCCTCGGCCAGGTTCGCCGCCACCGTGTTCACCACGGTGGTGATGATGACCGTGAGCACCGCGAGGATGAGCCCGGTCACGGCCATGCCTGCTCCGATCCCCCGGTTCTTCTTGGCCCTGCTCAGGCCGATCAGCGCGAAGATGAACGCCAGGATGGCGAGCGCCACCGAGCCGATGTTCAGCACGGGGATCACCGATCCGACGACGGCGATGATCCCGATCACGAGCGCTGCCGTGGCGAGTCCGTTGCTCGTCTTCACGACGGGCTGCTGGTACGTCATGTACTTCCCTCTCTCTCAGACGGCGCGGATGCGCCGACGCATGGTCTGGGCGATCTCCGGGAACGGAGCGCCCAAGTCGTTGTAGGCCGCGAGCGTGTCCTCAGGCTGCTCACCCAGGCGACCGCGCCCCTCGTTGTCTTCGAGGGCTTCAGAGACGCGCTCACCCGTGTACTCCAGGCCAGCCCAGTTGACTACCTTCTCGGGCAGGTAGGCCCAGTCGCTCCCCTCACCGTAGTGAGCGATGGGTACGCCGTCGCCCGCCTTGGTGTACTCCACGGTGACCACCCCGTCCTTCACGGCGAGGTCACACATCACGCCCAGGCAGCACCACTTGCCACCCTGGTGCAGAGCGCTCTTGCCCTGCTCGTAGTCACCGGACTCAAGGGCTGCTATCACCCGCTCCAGGATGTTCGCCTTCATGGACAGAAGCTGCTCGATGTCGTGCGTCACGCTTGGCCTTCCTTCTCGCGATGATGTCCAGAACCGTGCCTCGCACCCACTCCATGGTGCTGGTCACGGCTATGTAGATGGCAGACAGGGCTGCCATCAGGATCAGACCTTCCCCGAAGTCCCGAGGTGCTTCGTCGGGGATCCGGGGGAACAGGACGATGAGGCCAGTGACCACGTAGATGGCGAACTTCACCACCTCGTAGATGACCCTGCGGACTACGCCCAACGCTCCTTCTCCACGGTGTCGTGGTGGTGGCCCAGGTGGTTGTCCGCCAGGCGGCAGACCAGCATCACGTAGTGCCCCTTCAGCGGACCCGTCCAGACCCAGCGCTCCGTCTGCTTCCTTGCACCACACTCCGTACCTGCCACTGCTCCCTCTCCCTCTCTGACATCAGGGCATGGAACCCTGAGCGCATGTGCCAGTCGATGAATGCCATCGCTGACTCGTGCTTGCTGTAGCGCCCACGCAGCGCAGGACACCGTGGGCATGACACAAACGAGCACCCCTCATGAAGGACGACCTGGCCCTTCACGTCTGCGACTCGCTCACCGTGACCGTGAAGCCACCCGTGATCACCAGCCCGTCACCCTCCGGGTCGTCGCCCTTCGTGATGACGATGATGTCGCTGCCATCTGCGGCAGCCTCGATGTACGCCTCCAGCCCGTCGTCCCAGTCGCCATCCAGCGCGGCTGCGATCGTCGCGGCGATCTGCTCTGGCGTGATCATCACGTCCTTCTCCTGCCCTTCAGCCAGTGCTTGTAGTCGGACCACAGCATGCGCACCACGCGGCCTGGGCTCGTGAGGAAGCTGCGCTCGGCCAGCGCGATCACCACCACCGACCACTTCTCCTGGTCGGTATACACCCGCCACTCCCGGCTGAACCCAGGCCACGGGAGCGGGATGTCTATCTCGGTCATCGCCGTCCCGTCCTCACCTTCCCGGAACAGCATCGATCCTTCACGAGAGCCCACCGTGATGTGGTAGTTGCCGTTCCACAGGCCAGCGATGCCGTGGTCACCGATCGTGTAGCCACCGGACCACACGTCGGGCCGCTTCTGCTCGAACTCGATACGCCAGGCCCGCACACCCCGGCGACGCATCACTGCGCGGATGCCGTCCGGGTGCCAGTGCCCCTGCCTCGTTACCGTGGGCAGTTTCATGATTCCTCCTGACATGACGAGAGCCAGGACCGAAGTCCCGGCTCTCGTCTACTCACGTGCTACATGTTGGCTTCGTTGACTGCGTCCCGGGCAGCCTCCTCGGCCTCGGCCCGAGCACCCAGCGCAGCCTCACGTTCGATCTCGGCCTCGGTCTTCCCGATCACGACCGGGATGCCGTTCGCCTCGGAGAGCTTGCGGATCTGCTCCTCGGCCTTGGCCTTCTTCTCGGCCTCGTCGCGCTCCTTGCGCTCCTGCGGAGTGAGGCGGCGCTGGTACGTCAGGCCGTCCTTCTCGTACTCCTCCTTCAGCAGCTTCTCCCACGTGGCGGGGTCCGTCTCGACGAACCGCTTGAAGGCGCGGTGCTTGGCGCGCTGGGCCTTGGCAGTGCTGGCCATTGTTTCCTCCTGGAAAACATGTTTTCTGGAATGTCCTACTTGCACTTCTTGGTCACATCGTGAGCGTGAGTGCTGACACGATGAACCCACTGACTGAACCAGCAATGAAGCCAGTCAGTAGCGCCTTGCTGGCTAGAACGGCGGCTCGTCGTTCACGGGAGGCTGAGCGGCCCACGGGTCACCCCCAGCGGCTGGACGGGAGCGCTGCATGCCCGACCCTCCACCCGACGTGTTGCCCGTCCGGGTCACCTTGGCCGACGCATAGCGCAGAGACGGGCCGACTTCCTCGACCTGCAACTCCACGACTGTGCGCTTGTCACCTTCCTTGGTCTCGTACGAGCGCTGCACCAGCCGCCCCTGCACGATGACCCGGAGCCCCTTGACCAGGGACTCGGCCACGTTCTCCGCAGCCTCACGCCACAGAGCGCAGCGCATGAACAGCGTCTCGCCGTCCTGCCACTCGTTGCTCTGCTTGTTGAAGCTGCGAGGCGTGGAAGCCACGGTGAAGTTGGCTACCGCCGCACCCGATGGAGTGAACTTCAACTCCGGGTCACCTGTCAGGTTCCCCACCACGGTGATGAGGGTGTCGCCTGCCATCAGTTCTCCTCTTCGCTCTCGCTGCCGTTGACCTTGGCCAGCGCTTCCATGACATCGCCGTACTTGTACCGGCGGTGCCCTCCCATCGTGGTGGACTCAACAGGGATGCGTCCCTCCCGAGCCCACCGACCAACGGTCTTCGGATCGACATTCGCTATGGCTGCGACCTGATGCGCCCAGAGAATGTCGTCGTCGTTGTACCCCATGCCACCTCCCTCATAGATCTTTGATCCCCTCGAACAGGTCCTTCAGTGCGCCGACGTTCTCCTTCAGGATGCGGTTCGTCTCGCGCAACTCCTGCGCCTCGGTGATGAGGGACACGTCGATGCCCAGCACCTCCGTGATCTTGGCCAGCTTCTCCCGCGCCTCGGCCAACTCGGTGGCCAGCGCGGCCACCTCTTCGTTGCTGGCGGACTGGACGGCCTGGACCGGTGCCTCAGCAGCCTCGACCGGTACCTGCTCCGGGACCTTGGCCGCTACCTTGTCAGCGACGCGGTTCGCATACGCCGATGCCGCCTCGGACTTCCACTGCGGCGTGTCCCGTATCACCTCGTAGATGACACGCGCCAGGCCCGGCTGGACCTTGGCGCTCTTGCGGTACGTTCCACGCTTCTCACCCTTGACGACCATTGCTTCCTCCTTGTTGCTCATACTACCCGAACCGAACGATCCACGCATCGGCTCGCCGTCATCGATGGCGGGGTCTGTGTGCCTCTCTGGCGCCACGGAAACTGGCCCGAGGAGCACCGAGTCAACGACGTCGTTGCCGCCCCTCACGGGGGCAGTGCTGCCCCCTGGGCACCGGTGCGCCCTGTACCCCTCCATCGACATGAACGTCTGTGCACAGTCGTCGCACACGACCTGGATGACGATCTCGCTGTCGGTCAGCGCCTTCTCTGCGATCTCCTGGATAGTCCCGCCCTCCGTGAGGGCGGCTTCGGCCATCGCCATGCGAAACTTCTTCGCTTCCAGGTGGGCGTTGTTCGTCTTGAACGGGATGTAGAACGTCTTCGTCTTGCCGGGCGACGACATCAGGTAGCCGTTCTTCTTCCTCGCCACGACGTACCACTCGAACTTCTTCTCGGCCTCTCTGGCTACCTCCCTGAG